GTATAACCAAGATATTCTTCATTGTAATCTGTTGAATAACAATTCGGATCGTCTGAATGGTTATAGAAACGTGAGTTGTCCACACAAAGATAGTAATCGCCTTTGAATACGAAGCAATATTTGATAAGGAAGTCTTTGTCAAGTTCATTGCAGGCTTCGACCATTTCCTTTTTAAAGATTTGATCAAGATTGTGATTAAACTCCCAGATGATTGTATCTTTGGGAATAAATTCAGAAGCAAAAAGTCCTATCCCTGCACCGGGAATCAAGCTTTTGTCTAAATAAGTTTTAACTGTTAGCATATATTTCTTTTTTAATTTGTCGTTCTGCGATGCTCAAATCATCAACTTTCATAAACCATTCAGACTGGTGTGCATAGCCTAATGGCCCGGTATGTGGTTCACCTATTTCTAAACAATTGTCGTATTCTCTTACTAAAGATACAATAAATTCTTTATCCCAAACATTATGAGGTCTGGTTAAGACGTAATTATGGTTCTCTAACTTCGGATCTTGAAAGAGAAGCCTCATCAAATTTTCTTCCGTTCTATTATGAATAGTTTCAGTTGATATCCAATTAGAAAGCTTCTCCAATTCTTTAATTGGTTTGAATTTAACTCTGTCGCCTGTTTTAAAGTCTGTTATCATATTCCAATTTCCTTTCTTATTTTAATTTGTGCTAATAAAAACGGATCTTTTTCAACTTCGATGGCTTCTTGTTGCAACCAACTAACATTTGTCATCTCTGCGGCACAAGTTTCATCACAATCAACCAGTTCCCAATGATCTTTTGAATAAGGTGATTTTACTTCGTCTGAAATTACACCATACCAAATATCATTGTAATCCCTTATGATTGCTACGATCTTTCCTTTTCTATCTTTTGCTGACAGATTATTATAATAAGCATCTGATTGATGTTCGGAATAGATCCCGGTAATATAATCTCCCAGGTTATATTTTTGCATTGTCTTTGTCATATTACAGCCCTATTTCTTTTTTAATATTTTCACAAACTGTTTCTAATTCATCTTCTTCGAACGCGACTCGATCTTCTCCGCCAAAGATTAAAAGTGTATCGCTTGTATATTCCGGCGCATAAGAAAATACATAATGATCATTGTCAGAAAATCCTTCTAAGGGCTTTCCTTTTTCTTTATCTTCGAAAGCATAAAAATACTCTCCAGTTTCTTTCTCAACTGCAACAACCATTACTTTATATCGGTTATGTGTAGAGATAAGAGTAATGTGTTCTCCTGGTTTATATTTCTTTTGCTTTGCCATAAACTTCTTTTATTATTTGTTGTTCTTGTGCTTGTATGCTATCATCTGCTTCTTCAACCAATTCTAATAAGTCTTCAGGAAAATTAAAACCTTCTGTTGCAACAATATTTCCAAAACAACCTGTCACAGTTTCAATCTTATTTAAAGATTCTACAGACATACTTAATGCTGCGTGTGTAAAATCAATCGTGACTCTTGTATATTTGTGAATTGCGCCTCTGCCCACAGGCGCAAGCTGTTTAGGTAAGAATTCATGACGTTCATAGCCAGGTATGTGTGCCCATTCACTTTCATGTCGCATTCTTACCTTATCTCCTTTCTGAAATTTCATACTAATCCTATTTCAAGTTTTATTTTTGCTTCGGCTTTCTTTAATGGTGTCATGGGCTCGCAATGATCAACTTCTTCTTCACTTATATATAAACCCAATTCAACATTTGTTGGTTGTCCAGGTAAAAGCTCAATGAATTTATAATCATCATTCGGTTCAATTAAACAACCGGTGGGCTCTTCTCCTACAATGGGTTTTGTTGCATAAAAGAGATCGTTAAGGTCAGTTCTATAAATGACAGCAACAATTTCTCTTCCTAATTCAAGATCATATCCATCATCAGGTGCCCAATTGGCCCAAATAATATCGCCCACGTGATATTTGTATTTGAATTTCGGCTTAACAAGCTTGATCTTTTTTGTTGCCATAAATTTCTCTTTTAATAATTCTTTCGTATCTAACCAATAACATTTTTTCCATTGTATCAATGATGTTGCAATCGCAGATGCCAAACAGATCATACAACTCTGCTTCTTCGAGAGTTGCTTTCCTAAAGTGTCCTACTCCCCAACCATTATGATTACTTCCCACCGAATCCATTTCAGTGAAAACAGTATCCTCTTCATGACGTAGTACTTTATAAATGTGGTTGCATTTATAGGCGGTTCTGCTGTTACCACCTAGTAATGTTCTTACAATACAATCCCCTGGTTTTAATGGTGCCATATCTCTTTTCTTATTTGTTGTTCGACAGAAATTAAAGGATTCACGGGTGTCAATAAAGTCAACACACTTTCATCGTGAAAGGTGACTTCCTCTTCTGAGGCTTCCATTTCACCATCAAATGTGAAAAAATAATGTGATTCGTATTTTTTGAAGAAATGTTTAATTGTGTACCCATTATTAGGATCTCCAATTCCATAATGATAGGTCTTCGACTCTCTGTTTTGCGCAATGATGATTATCTTACCGGTTGTTGATGAATTATCATCCCTAACAATATCTCCCAAGTTAAACTTCTTTGTTTTCATGGTTTCTTTTTAAAAATGTCGCGCATCATTATGTAGTTGGCTTTTTCTTCATCATCCATATCGGCCATCTTTTCTTGTTCCAACAGTTCCGCTTGTGTGCGAACTGTCTTATTAAGATTCCTTTGAAGAATAGCTCCGCCGACAAATACTATTGGCCAGCCAAGGATTGTTAAAAAGACCGCAAAGACCATAAGTTCCTTTTCCATCTCTTGGGTGTCTTTCTTATACTTGTATAAAAGCACACCCAGTGAAATTAATCCAATTGCCAAATAACCTATTAGCCAAATCATTTACTTTCTCCTTTCTTTTTAGCCATTTCTTTAAGTTTCTTTGCAGCTGCGGCCTTTGCTTCCTCAGTAATGCCCGCCGTTTCATTAACAGCTTTCATGAAAGCATCTTGGCTTTGTTTTAAATGTAAAAGACTAAGTGCCAAGCGTTCTTCCAATGTTAAATTTGCAGGTGTCAGGCCACACTCATTCCTTATGCGATGTTCCGCAACATGCAAATCCATAATCATTTGCTTTATGCTATCCATGTCAGGTTTCTTACGCTTCATCCCAAGGTTGTCCATAATTGTTTGCCAGAACTAGTTCTGCTACCTTCGCTCTCAAGCCATTCACTCTGGTCATGTGCTCAATCGCAGCGCCTTGTCTTATTGCAATGATTGATAGCAAAATCTTTTCTGCACCCCAAACTTTAGCATCAGGTCTTGAATAAGAAATGAATGGGCCAAGTTCCTTTACCACTTTTCTTAGATCAGACATTGTTGTACAAGCCAATACTTTACTTGTGCGAGTCATATCTTCGGCAAGTGCCAATGCATCTTTCCATTCTTGCATTTCCTTATCTCTCTCGGCCTTAGCCGCTTTATCTTTTAGAGTCATTTTTGATTGTATATTTCTTGTTTGATGATTTCTTCTTGTACTGTTATGTGATTTGTTTTGGTTAAATTGTGTGCATCGTAGAAGGCCACTTTCGTTTTACCAAGGGAAATTCCACTGAGCGTTTTAATTGTGTGCATGGATTTACCTCCAAACTTTTCCCAATACATACCTCTCCCTTTATCCTCTATGCCAAAAAACGTTACATTGTCCACAAGACGAGTAGCAATCATTATAATTTGATCGCCTCCCAGCTTCTCACAATTATCATGTGTGACAAATTCCCCAAGACTAAATTCTTCTTTGGGTTTATAATTTACTGTTGCCATATTTCTTTTCTTATTTTTAACATTGCTTCATCAATTGGTTCAAACTTTTTAAACAGTTCTGGAAACCATGGCCGGCTGCCAGGTTTGACAATCCACATATTATCAATGGTAAGTTTATCTAGATAAGCTGCACTGCCTAAAATATCACCAAGCCGTTTTTTCAGCAGAGCTCTACCGTTAGGAAGGTAAACCTTACCAGAAGGATCTTCTCCATACTCATCACAGAGCTCTTCCCAAGTCTTAAAGCGCACAAGATCACCTTCTTTCAACATAGTCTTCACAGTTTATAACCTAAAAATACAAATAAACACTCAAATTCACATGAAAAAGAACGGGTTTGTTGTTTAGCTAATATTAATTTCACAGATTTATCTTCTAAACCTTGATAACATAAAACATGAATCCGAAAGAAGTAAGTACCGTACTCGTCCCGCAATACCTTTTAACAAGTGAACAAAAGTCTGTGATCCAAAGTAAGATCGATGAAGCTGTTACCAAGCTTCATGTCTCTCGTGAAGATGCAGCAGCGTTGATTTATAGTCATATCATTGATGATTTCTTTGGTAAGGAAGTAATTGTCGCGAAGTATGATAATGGTGACTTGGGGGATGAAATGGATTCACTGGGTGATGAAGCCGTTAAGTCAAAATATGGTCATGAGGATCGTAAAATAAAAGCAAGGCATTCTTCTGGTAAACCTGCGCATAAACCTGCGCATAAAATGCTTGGAATATTAGAAGGAGATGAAGAATCCAAACCTAAAGAACGCAAACTACAAAGGGCTTACAGCAGTAAACCTGAAGATTATATCCTTCTTAAGTTCGATTCTGAAGCAGAATTATTTGGAGCTCTTAAAATGTGGGACCTCTCGGGTTTCACAAACTATAAGATCCTTTCAATTGTCGTAAATGGCAAGAAGAAAGAGTTTAACACAAAAACCTCAGGTGCTGGAGACAAGTCTTATAAACTTGATGTGGCCTTCGGAGAAGAAATGGAAGGCAGAGAAGCTGGTGAAGAAATGTGTTGTGAGGCTTCTGAATAGTGAAAACAATAATGCGAAAAGATAGACCGCATTGTCATCATTGTGGTAAAGCTACGCAATTTGTAGTGTTTGTATGGAGGAATAAACGTTGGGTGATGATTCGAATATGCTACGAACATACTTATAAACTCAGGAAAAAGTAATCTACTTCTCAAAGTTTACATAATCATTAGTCTATTTATAATAAAAATAGGCTCTAAATGTCCCAAATCAAGATCGAAGCAGTTGTAGTTTGTATTGGCTACAGTGATTTTCTAAAAGTCACCCTTCCAAATAATAAATCTCTCTTTAATCGTATGGTTGTTGTGACCGACACTAAAGACTTGGCTACTTTCCAAGTATGTCAATTTTATAATGTTCCTTGCATTCAAACTGATGCGTTCTATACTGATGGCCCTGTGGCAAACAAAGCTTTGGGAATCAACGAAGGCCTCAAGAAATTAGATAAGGATGGTTGGGTAGTGCAACTAGATGCTGATATCTGGCTTCCCCCTCTTACAAAAGAGTTATTAGATCGTTTATCGCTAGATAAAGACTGTATCTATGGCATAGATCGCTTAATGTGCAATTCATATAAAGCTTGGCAAGAGTTTATCCATCAAAGTATTCATAAACCAATCTATGATGGCTGGGTTTATATGCATATGCATCATTTTCCAATTGGACAACGAGTAGTTCAATACAAAGGAGATGGTTATTGGCCAATAGGTTTCTTTCAAATGTGGAATCCAATTGGATCTGGAGTCATAACTTATCCAAGAGAACATGCAGCATACGATCGTACTGATGTATTACATCTTAAACAATTTCCTGCAGGTAAAAGGAAGTTCATTCCAGAGATTGTTTGTATTCATTTGGCGTCGGAAGAACCATTCATGGGCCAGAATTGGGGAGGTAGAAAATCAAAGAGCTTTGGCCCTGAAATGAAAGAATCAATGGTTAAGAGACTTCTTAAAGGGATCCGTAAAGCTTATCATAAAATCACCAGCAAAGGTTATAAGATTGTTAACAAGTGTGGATCATACTAAACCTATCTCTTGTTTAATTTGTAATGTAGCTTTTTCTTCTGGAGAAATAAACATTGCATCTGACCAATAACTGTCATTGTCGTCTTCTACAACATAATAACGATCATATTTCTTTTTATGAGAGTCTTGCGGGATAACATTTGAAATGGTAACTATTTTACCACACAAGAGTGTCATAGACCCTAAAAATTGAATCGAATTCCTATCTGTCTCAGCAGGAATAAGTAAACAGCTGGTTCTTGGGTCAGAAGAATATTTCGTTTGAAGGTCTTCAAAGAATCTTACACGAACTTTATCTCCGGGCTTATATTTTATTGCATATAGTATCATAACCCAATTTCTTCTCTTATTATGTGTTCGGCGGAAGCCAAGGTTGCTGTAATATTTAGTTGAAACATTTCAGCTGTCCATTTATAAATTTGTTCTTCCTTTATTGTATACCGACCTCTTCCCATTATCTGACATATTGTTACAACTTTACCATAAAATTTACCCATGTTGGCATCATTAAAATAAATTATGTGGCCATCAGATTCCAAAAGAAAGTTATTAGAGTTTTCCTTTGTTCCAAATTCAGCAGCAAACTGTTCTTTTGTCTTGACAACGAATTGGTCTCCTTCTTTAAACATGGCTATTTAAGTTTTCTTATTGCTTCTCTTGCGGCCCATCCTGTTGATGTTAGTCCTTGATTCTTATAGATGTCCCAAACAACCTTCTCCGCTTTTAAAAGCAAAGACCGCTTGTATTTACCCGAAAGGAATAATAGTATGTTCTTCATGGCAGCCCAATTTCTCGTTTGATTATACGTTCAGTTGATTGTAAAGGATCTTCACCAGCAATATCTTCTTCCTCAATCCAAGCATAGGTTACTCCACGGAGCATAAATTTTTCTGAGCCGGGTGAATTATGGATCCACCTAGCCCATTCTTCATCATGGCCATCAAATATAGAATGTTGATCAACATTCTTGGTAACACCAATAATATATCCGGAAGAAATCCTGGTATTTTCATACTTACGATAGAGATAGATTTGGAACTCACCTTCAAGTCCCTTAACCTTAACCCATTCACCGGGCTTGTACTTGCTCATAGGCCAATTTCTTTTATTATTTGCTCTTCGGTTGTTTCAAAAGGATCTTTTATTTCTTCTGGATGAACCCACATATATCTTTGCCCAACCAAAACATATTTTTCTGAGCCAGGAGACTCTGCAATCCATTTAGGCCAATCACTCTTGTATCCAGCTTTTTTATACTCTTGAAAGAAATCTTCTTTGACATCACAAATTTTATGTTCTGCGGTGGGTATTTTGAAATCGTCTGGCAACGCAATCATATATTCAATCATGCTGCTCTTCGGGTCTTCTTTCGGACGATACATCATCACCAGAAACCTTCCAGGCATAAACGTTGTCTCAATGATATCACCTGCTTTGAAGCTCATAATCCGATCTCTTGTCTTATTTGTTTAACGATTAGTTGTTCCGGTGTGAGTACGCTATCTTTTACTTTCCATTCGCTAACCCACATATAGTATTTGCCTTCAATCATCATTGGTTCTATAAACGTGGTATAATCAAACCATTGGCCTGCTTGCCAACCGTCTCGCATTTCAAGAGTATATAGAAAACCATCACTGAATTTTAACGGAATAGAAATGAGATATGTTCTTTCTTCCAAATCAGGATTAGGCGTGATCACACCCACGATTGTAAAAGCTCCTGGGTGATGTTTTAATGTTATCTTATCCAGAAGGTCAAACTTTTGCATTGCGATAGAGTTTCATTTCAATGAGATCAAAGCAAGATAAAAAGACATTTTCTTTCAGCCACATACCGTCATTCACTTTCTTGGAGCCTTTCTCTTGAACATAATAAGAGTCACCATTCTTAACAACTTTATATTGTTGCCCGGATTCAAAGATCAGTCCTTTAATATTGGTAGATACTTTACAATCAGCTTTACGAAGTCTTGCGTATGACATTAGGCAGAAGGATTTAGTTTGATTTCCCACACATAATACATATCGGGACCTTTACCTGCAAAGAATTTATCAATGACATCCTTCACATTCTTACCATAAAAATACGAAACATTTACTTTGGATCGCATGGAACCTACACTGCCGAGAACTTTTCGTGACCAAGAGACAGTATAAGAACTCATTTCCTTGGTATGTGTTTGCACATAAACTAATAAAGATTCCAGGCAACGTATCTTATCCTTGCCAAACACTGTATAAAGCAAGAAAAACTCCTCTGTAAGAGGGTTAAATGTGTAGGCTGACACTTTGGAAGCCCTATCAGTAATTCCTTCTCCAATCGAATAATCGAAGGTTACTGTACAATTGTTATCTTTGTGAATGGTTGCGGATATCTCAGCTTCCAATTCAATTGTTCTTGTCAGGGTCATGGGCGTTTCATTTGGTGCCATATGATGGCTGCTTGTATCATATAAAGTAAGGCAAATGGTCCGAAGAAGAAACACAAGAAGTAAGTGTATTCTAAAGGCTCTTCTTTCCAATTCTTTTTCCATAAGAATTTGTGAACGAGTATGGCGAGCACTGCGCAAATAAAATAAGTTATATGCATGGCGTTGATAGGCCAATACAAAATGTAAGCAAAGTATCCTAATATTGCTATCAAAGGGATATACAATAGGTATTTTGCCTTATGCCACTTTGCCATAGCTTTGTCTTTTTGCCTTTCTTCATATTCTTCCCAGAGTTCACTCATTGGTTTCGGTGTTATTTTCTATTTCGTATTTGGCGGATCGTTTCTTTTTCATATTAGTCCGATTTCTCTTTTGATTGTGTCTTCAGCTGACTCGCCACTGTTCTTCCATTTCAACCAAGCTTCTTTCTTTGCATCCAATATTTCAAGTTGTTTGGGTGTTGCTTCTTCTAAAAACAAATGTGCATTCAAAATCAGTGCAAGACTGTCTTTAACCAATTCTTGTTCTTCTGGAGTAGCTGCGCTTGCTTTTGCCAATGCAACAAGAAAGTCTACTCTTGAAATTTCTACCTTCGCCATATTTCTTCTTTGTCTTTATTTGCATCCCAAGCTTTGAATTGTTCCTTGTATGCTTCCAACTCGGCTAATTCTTTTGGACCCATGCCAGCAATCGCTTTTTTTGCCATAACAAATAAAACTTCTTCGTTGATATCGGCAGGAGCTTCAGCTGCAATGAGTGCAGCTACGAAAGCCACACGTGTTATTTGGTCATCTTCTTCCTGTGTCATGTTATTTTCTTTTTTTACGAATGATGGGGCGTTTCTTTCCAAACTTAGGTGTTCGGACAATAAGCTTTTTAATTGGTGTTGTGACCTGTCTTTGAGTACTCATCAATGTATCCCTTTTCAAAGGAACAAGTAATGGTTTCTTTTGCACCAGGTCTTTCGCCTTTACTTCCTTTACTTTGATAGTTTTGCCATCGACTGTTACTGTCATCTTTTTAGGATCAAGAACAGGACGCGGATCATTTGGAGTCCAGTCTTCCACAGAAACACATTCTTGTGCTTTGGGATCATTCTGTGGGAGATAAGTAAATGGCTTTGGATTCTCCTTCTTCAATCGAGCTCGATTAGTTTTGATATCGTCAATGATTGACTTGCCCATTGAATCAATATTGTCCGGGCCATGATAGAAGATTGTGCTCACATACAAAGGCTTTCCATGAAATGCATCCTGGCTATGATAGATTTCATAGGAGAAGGTTGAATGCTGCATATAGAACTTTACTTTCCAGTTTTTCTTCTCGTAGAATTCGCTTAACGCTTTGAATAGTTTATCGTAAGTCATTTTCTTGTGATTATGTATTTATTTTTCCAGTGATTGAGGTTACTTTCGATTTCTCCTTGTGCCATGCCACTGTCTTCCATGTCAGAATCCAGCTCATCAAGTATCTCTTGTGATGTTTCAAACGGTTCCATCTTGTCAACAATTTTGTTGATTTCGCTAATCATAATCTGGCGCCAAAGGTAAGTAAGAAACGCACAAATTAAAACAATGCCTAATATGATTCCGAGTGTGTTCATGATGTTTATAGTTGAGTTCAATTAATATATAAAAATAAAGAGAAATCCATTACAGACTTCTCTTTATACAGAAATTAACGTATGTGAAGGTTAGCTTACCAGAACAAATTGGAACGTTTTGTATCTTCATTCCATACTCTTTCAGTTAACGCGCGTTCGGGATTACCGTTGCCAAAGTTAGAGTTAAAAATAACAGTGGCAATTGCGGCAGGAATCAAAGTCAACAGTGACCAAGGGCACAAGTGATGTGCAAATCCAAAGAACACAACTTGCCCAACCGCTGTTGCGAATAAGAAAGGCATCAGAATCATATTGGTTACACTCTTAAACAGCCAGCCGGAAAATTTTCTCATCACTGTGAAGTCTTCGCCCCATTTATGGACGTAAGTGTAATATTGGCCTCCAGAACCAGGGATCTTATAGAATAAGATTGGATCAAGATCCACAACCTTCTTTGGTTTCTCACGTAAAGCAAACGCCCTTGGTGGCGCAAGCACATAAAACAAATCGGAATTGTCTCTTCCCATTTCTGTTTTGTGATCAGCCATCAACTTAGCAACCTTCATTCCGGTTTGTGCATCCACTTTACCGTTGAAGTAATGTGTATTCAGGAAACGCAGATTGTATTTCACACATAATGCTTTGATTTCGTCGGCGTGGAGAACTCTGTTACCATACTTGGCTTCGAATTGTTCTCTTTCGATCTCAACGCCTCTTGTTGTATCGATCTCTTTGATGTGGCGATCAAGACCTGCTGAGACAAGGGCATCGCGTTCTTTATTCTCTGCGGTCAATAACAATTGTTTGGCTTGAGTTGTCAAGTCTTCGGCGACTTCGCGTTTCTCTGCGATGTCTTTATCCATTTCTTTTAGAATGTCCATTGTGATAAGGTTAGATGTTTACGTAAAATTAATAAAAAAGCACCACAAAGGGTGCTTTTAATGTATAATTCTTATAAGAAGAGGTTACACGTAATGTGACTTACTGTCGATAACGAATTGTTTGTGAGGTTTTTCAGGAGTTGTGTAAAGCAGAATGCCAATGATAATTCCTAACATGATCCACAGAGGGATTAAATATTTCAGGTGCCTCATTTGTATTTTATAAAGAGAACATAACCAAACCACACGATGGACAAGTAGAGTCTATGAATATGATTTGGTTGCTTCCATTGTTTAAACATTTTTGGAACAACACTGAACTTCGGAGCTTTGTGAATTGATGCTTTCATAGTTAGAATTCAATGTTTACATCTTCAGTATCTGAATACTTTGTGATGTCAACACTGGACAACCACTTCAGTCTTTTGAGGCGCTTGGCAATCTTGATCGCTGTGGCTTTCTGCTTGTAACACCAATCTGCGTCAGCAGTTCCCATTCCACAACCTGAGCCTGAACATTCGCGGCTAAGGATTTTTTCGAGTTTATCGCGACCACTGAAATAATCATATTTTTTATTCCAGGTTACTGCAACTGCAAAATAAGTATCTGATTTCTTTTTCATGGTTTTGGGTTTTATTCGTAAACGTATACTTCTTGATCAGTGTGATACATTGCTGGCTTCCCATTACTAACGCGGATGGCAATGAAGGAATCTCCTTTGGTATAATTCGATGCCCTTGGCATTGCACAACCATTTACGATGACTGCAACTGCTGCAAGTCTTATGCACAGGCCTGGGTTTGGAAGTTTCTCACTTACGAGATCAATTGAGAACATTTGTCCGCCTTTTAAATCTCCGATTTTCTTTTTTCCGATGCAACGCATGATGTTTGATTTTGAGATGAAGTTATTTAAAACTACGCAATTTGGATACGCACTTGAATATGTGGTTGTAACGCACTTTGGCATAACGCTTACACAATATTTGCATTGCCTGTTCTTTGGTGTTGGCATACACAACAACGTGATTGGGATACATCAATTCTTGGGCTTGTTCTTCGTTGCCTTTGATTCGGCCAGTCAAGATGTTTTTCGCTTTGATGATCGCTGCCTTTTTATACGAGTGAAATTCGTAGTAAGAAGTAGAGCTTTTGTGGTTTCCGATTTCGAGTGACATATGTTTTGATTTAAGTGAATTTATTTGTTTGGTGTTAGAGTGAATTTTGATTTAGAGTGAACTTAGTTCCCCGCCCAAAATTTCGTCGTCAAGTTTGCTTGGTGTAACATCCTTCATGCTATCCAACCATTTTGCAGCCGCGCGATATCTGGTTCCATACGGTGTTGAAACGACAAACTTGTATTTTGGACGGCTCGGATGAAATTCAATGACAGTATAAGTAATGCAGTTTGCATTTTTGCGATAAGAACGATTCATATAGAAATTCAAATCCTTTGTGCCAGTGCTTGGAACGGTTGTCGCATAGATAGCATTCGTTGCAAGCGCAATGGTTTGATTTTTCGCTTCCGCATTCAGAGTACAGCGAAAAGAAACATCATTGAAACGAATTTTGCCGATATCAAACCGAATTCCGTGTTGCTCACCAATTGTTTTCAAAGCGAGTTCTAACTGTGTGCGAACTTGGATGCAGGTTAATTTTGTGATGGCCATGTGGTTGTTTTTAGATTTTGTTTCTTTTTCTATACCATAAAGATACGGGAGATTAGGTTACCAACCTACTAAAACACAAAATAAAAGCAAGAAATATGTAACTCATTGATAATCAATGACTTACGTTTCTATACCAATAAATGATAGGATTATGTATTGAGGGTTTATTCCTTAGAATAAATCTCTTTTAAGATATCTTGTTCTACTTCCTCAATGGTGGCAAGAGATAGTTTCAAAGCCCAACCATAAACGCCTCTATGTGGATCAGCATCTATTTCAAGAGGAAAGTATGCAGTTTCATCCTTTCCATTATTCTCTGTTCGAATTGTAAACCTTTTGCCTTCTTTGTAGCCTGCACCTGCCCATGACCCAACTTCAGTAATCTTAGCTTTACCAAAAGTAGGGTTCTTTACAATAAGTTCTTTGATGGTGAGACATTCAACACGATCTCCTATTTTGAATTTGCTCATAGACCTATTTCTTTTTTAATCTTTATTTCCTCAACAGTTATTCCAACCGTACCGGAAAGTTCATCTGTCGTGCACCAGAAGTAATAAACAGATCCCACATGAACTAACTCTTCTGCCTGTATTACTTCGAACTTTTTGCCTGGAAAACCTTTTATTAAGGTTTTCCAGGCAGGGATACTTCCTGCATTTAATTGGAAAGCAGTTTTAAAACCTTTTGGTACAATGAGTAAACAATCATTGCTTTTTACATTGCCCAGTATTAAAGCAATTTGATAAGGCTGACCTTCATATATAACCCAATCTCTTACCTTGAAATTCATAATCCAATTTCCTTTCTGATTTATTTCTTTTTGCGATAAACCCAAATTGCCATTGTAGTCAGGCAACCGAGTATGATGAATAATACAACGCCTAATGTGCATTGCAATGTTTGTAGTTCCCCTTGGATAAATTCTACTGGATCCATATTGAATCAGTTGTGTTATTTTCTTTGAATGTTGTGCATGCACCTGGAATTGGTTTTGTAACCTTCACAGTATAATTGTACACCATGATATCATCACCGGTAATGATTGTACCATCCGTTGCCGTTGCATCTTCCATGTTGATGATGTTACCTTCCCAGGCGTTCAGATCACAAGGCAAAGCATCTTCAGGTGCATCAACGAGTTCTGTTTCTCCTTGAGCGTTGGTTGATAGCCATTTACCTGTGGGAACGTGTTTAAGTATTACCCAATGATATTTCATATTTCTATTTTTGGTTTGCCTTTTGAAATCCATAAAGCAAAATGGCATACTACCAAATACATTGCCTCAAGCCTGTCAAAAGAAGTAAATCTGCAAATAAGGGTTTTTTGGTCTTCGTGAATAAAAGCTACATACTTAGTGGGACCTTTATTGCCAACTCTAAAAGATATTAATTCGATGGTGTAGCCCATTTGTTCAATGGCGCTGAATGCCTTCATCAATTCATTATAATCTGTTTTGAATTTGAAAGTGGTATCCATTTCAAGAGCTCCGCCGGGAGAACGAAACACTCTTCCTTTGTCAGGGAAACTTCTATCTTCTTTCCAACCAAGAAGTACTGTTGCTATGAGAACGTCTGTTTTCATGATTTGAATCCTTTACGTTCGAAGATTTCCATTGCGTATGAATCTGTGATATCCCTTTGTTCACAGGCTTTCAATGTCAATACCGGCCACACTTTTGGATCAGTTCCGAACTTATCTGCTTCAGCAAACAGTTCACGTTGCTTCTTGTAGGATGCTTCCCACTTGGTTAGCAATTCACTATAAGTAAATGATTTTATTGTTTCGCTTTTCATATTCTTCTGTTATTTCCAATGTATACAACGGTTAATTGTGTTGGGAGCGAATGAAGGCTGGGTAAACCTTGATAGCCTCTCTTTACATATGTTTCCCATTTCTCATCGGTATCGACAATGTATGCAAGCTTTCCGTGCCAATAAACGAAAGCCAACTTGTTTTGATGGTTCTCGATTATCATTGTGTAAGCTTTTGTCATCATGGCACCACCCATGCCTCCCCAACCGCAAGCAGTACTACCCCACATTTGGCTTATAATGTGAAAGTTGATGTCTTGCCAGATTTCAAATGAATTGTGATCCATATGTTTGGCACTTGCACAAGCTCTGTCCCAAGCGGGATCAAGTGTTGCTTTCTGTGCGGGATCCAATTGAGAGAAGTAGCCTGCCAAAGCTTCGTAATGGCTTATAGCTGTTGCCATGTCTGCCAACGTGCGTATATCGATTTTATTTCTGCTCATCGTTAATGGATTTAGACCTAAAGATAAGAATTTACTTGTTACAAGCCGTCTTATGAAGGTTCTTATTCCAGGTCCAATCAGTTACATTAACCTCTTTACACTTATAACTTTGGTAATGTCGGTAAGCAATCCAATCATCTTGTTTCATTGCCCAGTCAAATGTTCCGGAACCAACGGCATGTTGTTTGCCATGCACGCAATACAATTCCACATACGGAGAAGCAGCGAAGAATGAAAGGTTTTCTTTATAATGTTCAAAGGAGGGAGGATGCTTCTCATTTTGCATAAGAAGTTCAATATACAACTTCATGTATGCTTTAAGTAATGCGAATTCCTTATCGATGTCAATCATTTCTTAACTTTATGAAAGTGTACCTTGTCGCACTTGTAACATCTTTTGTATTGATTACTCCAGTAGTCCCACACATGGCGGCAGAGGAATTGTTTGATGAGCGTTCTCATAAGCAATAACTGAATAAGAAAAAGTTATCCCTTTTAAGAGGATTCGGAAGAATGACAATATAAAGGTGAGGGAACTTGTTGGCGATCCGAAGGATTGTATCCTTTGTTTCATTTGATCCGACAATACCTTTTATTTCGGTTCCTTGCAAACATAGTTTACCATCAGAACCTATATACGGTGCATAGTCCATTTTATTTCATTCGTTTTGAGGTTTTGCCATCCCAACCATCAAGTTTCGCATAGTAAGGAAACAATGCATAAAATTTCTTCCAGACAGCACGGGAGCGTTTCTTACTGGGATAACGCACTTTCCCTGAGCCACCGCCACCTGAACCAACATGAACGTCTTTATTATCGCGGCCTTCTTTCAAAGGTTTTTTACTGAGTTCTTCCTGCGACTGGACTTTTCGATATCTTTCTTTTATCCAAAGTATATTCCTTTCCTTTTCAGTAAGACCTATCTTATTTGCCAGGACATATACTTGAATGTGTTTTTCTTCTGCAAGCTTAACTTTTGCATCACCTTTTGATTTCTTATAAAGGTTATATTGTTCATCCCAGTAATCATCTTTGGGCTCACCTAAAGAAGGATGAAATCTTACAGGGAAATAACATTGGTGCATAAGATTTCTCAGCTTCCTTAGTTCTTTACGGTAAATCTCATCTTTGAGTTTCCGCGTTGCTTCTTCGAGTTCTGTATTCATAACCTAAAGATAAAGGTTATCGCGTACCAACCCAAATGCCTTGAGGGTTAATTAGGCAAACATCGCCACCGCAAAAATGCAATTCCCATTTGTTAGAGAACGTTTGGCACCAATCATCCTGTCCTTCAGTATATGTGAAACTTATAACAGTTTCCTTCTTTAATACCAATCGACAAATCTCTTCGAATGTGGCTTCACGATAGTCTCCCGCAGAAAATTTGAAGTCAGTGGATCCAATGGTGACTCTATCAAAGTCCACAAGTTGTCCAACAAGTCCCATCATTGCACCTTTGAGAATGGTTACGTATGCCATATTAGATGGGTTTAAATTCGAATCTGTCTTTGAGTTTTGATATCTGTGCAGTTTGATATCCCATAATATAATCATCACTGCAAGGTCTTTGTGGCTGCTCCCCATCCATGAAATAGCTATGGACACCGGCATGAAACCAGGCAGAGCCATAAGGGTAGATTTCGGAAGCGTGCTTGATTACTTTCTTTTTAACTTCGGGAGTATTCATTTGGATATTTTTTTGTTCAGTTTTGCTTTTTTCTGTTTAGCGGTATCTCCTGTGAAAACAAACTTCAGCACCTGTTTGTCATGCGCAATAATAGCTTCTTCCTCTGTATCGTAAAATTCACAATCTACACCGTTACAAGGTTTACTTCCATTTAAACGGTTAGTGAGGTTTGATTCGTAACCAGTGTTTGTCCCTCCACTTACTCCCCAAGATCCATATCCAAGTTTGTCTCTGTGTTGCAACTTCACTTTAAATACTCCCGTGCAATTTTTTATAGAGTTGCCATTGCCGGCAAGCTCCATATAGAAACTGAAGTAATCTTTCCCATCTTTTATTTCATCTCTGGTATGTTTCATTTCCTTTTGAATTTGCTTATGAATCTTTGAAAACGTGTTGGCCCAGGAGTATAACGTTCAACACGGATTTTGCCTTTATTATCAATGGAAACAATACTTCCATCATCTTGTGAGTTTGCTTGTTCAAGCCAGGCTCTCCATTCTTTTGATACGCGTTTGCTCATTTCACTTGTTTTTGAAGGTGGATAATCAATTCTTTCAAAGCTTCCTGATTAAGAAAAAAGGAAGCGTTGTTTCCATAACCATCACTAGTTTCAATTTCAACATCTCCCAATGAGTTAGCTGATTCAATGACCATACATTTATTATTGCGACAACCGGGCTCGAAATCAAACTCAAGTGAATTGGCTGAAGGGTAGTTTTCGAATTCTGTTTTCTTGATTATCATCTTTGCCATGTTATTTTCCCTCTCTTATAGATGTGGTTAATGCTCCGATTTTTAATAATGCAGCTTCTTCTCTTTCGGCCTCCAGTAATGTTTTGAAGCGATCTCTCCGGATGCTTTTCTTTTTCTTCAATCCAAAAATGTGTCCGGCAGGTAGCCAAGCAACAACTAAAAATGGATGAGTCTTAAAGGTTCTTCGAGCTTTCATTCACCTGTGTATATGTCGTTTTGTTTAATGATCAAATCGAATTTTTCGTTCAACCAAGCTTGTGCTTCTTTCAGCGTTGCTGATTCGTGCTTGAACCGAATCATGGTCCAACCGCAATTTACGTTATTATCAACAGTGCCTTCAGAAACAACCTTTTTTACCATCAAAGAAATCTTGTAAGGCTCACTATCGGAAATGCTTCCAACTACCTTTTTGTTCAACTTGATCTCGTGCAAGTCAGGATTGAAAGACCTGAAGCGACCGGTAGACTTTGTGGTTTTGAATGTGAAGGCCATTTCTTTTATGGGATTAGATTTAATTAGATTTAAAAAGAGGTTTTTATACAGGTGCGCCTCCCCTGTTGTTCCCATGGCAGGGAAATTTAGTCAGCGTCAATAACTTTGAACTTGTCCATCTGGATTAGGACCTTTACTTCCTTGCCGTTTTTGATCATCGGCCGGAAATTTTTCTCGCCGGGGTTTCCAACGTACATATGCGCGATGGTTCTTTTTGCAGTAAACAATCCCACATGCACAGTGACCTCAGGTTCGTTTTCGTAAATCTTTGCAAAACCGCTTTTCAGCTTCACGGTCACTACTCTGTTTTTGGCGCTTGAAAAAACTGTTGCGATTGTACCTTTCAATGTGGTTTTCATGGTATGTGGTTTTTTTGTTTGTTTTAATTTCTATACCATAAAGATACAGGTAATCACGTGACCAACCACCCCTTAAACAACAATAATTTCAGGAAATCTGTAACTGCTTGATAATCAATGAGTTTCTTTTTATATTAAGAAACGATAGGTTTAAAGCCTTCGGCGCGGACTAAACAGATAGCACCAGTATCTTTTTGTATTTTATAAACGTGTTGTTTGTATCTGCTTTTACCCATATATGAAATAATCACTCCAATATCGTCTTTCGTCCAATTCCAAACACGTTTATAATCTTCATGAGTAGATTCATTGTGACCTGATCCTATTCCAATGACTTGCGTACCTTCAGGAATGTGTAATGGAATTTCATCTCTTACACTTTCAATGGCTTCGTCTAAATCTTTATAGTCTTTTACTTCCATTTGTATAAATGATTATCGTGCAACCACTTCCTATCTGCTTCACATTCGTAACCTTTATAAAACTTATATTTAGGAAAATGTTTCTTCATCTCTTTCTCAGCCCAGCGATCGACATATTGTTCTGCTTTCCATCCAGTTAACACAACAGCTCGTTTTTCTTTTTTACTTAACATGGAGATTCCCCAAATGCCATGATAGGCAGGGTAGATTCTATTTCGGAAACAATGTACATGACCAGCTTCATGAAACAAGACAGAAAGAAAAAACGCAACATCTTCCTCATTTCTATTTACAACAATTTGACTCTTATGGCTTCTCGCATATCCACCCCACGCAATATCTTCTACTTGTACTTCAACACCATAAAGCTTTTCAACTAGCCGGCAGGCTCTTTCTTTAATATTCATAAGCCGATTTCTTTTCTTATTTTTTTAATTACTGCAACTAAAACTCCTGGCATAATGATTTCTATTTCTTCTTTCGGAACCCAAATACAACTTAAGGGAGGTTTGAGTTTACTTAGATATGTGAAATTATTTCTTTGTGCCTTCCATTGTTTAATATAATCCTTTTGCATTGGGAAAACTGCTTTGTAGTCTTTGAAAGAAGAATCCACAATGATAACACAGTCTCTTACATCAGCGGATTTTTTCTTGGGTGCACCGAGAGCTCCAATTACGCCGGTGATACCTGTGGGAGTATGTAAAACAATATCGCCTAAGTGACACATAACCCTATTTCTTGTTTTATTATACGTAAAGCATAATGGAATGTTCCAGGAAGTCTTGAAAGCTGTTCTTCTATTTGCACTCGTGATGCAGTATATAATCTTTCAGAAGTGCAGCCTTTTAATCCTGAAACTTCTCCTGCGCACTGGGTTCCTATTAATCCAGGGTTTGATGCAGAATCTAAAACAATATCATAATCGTAAGAAAAACGCCCCACTTCTTTAACTTGTGCGACAAGTCCTTTTTCATTCAGAGTCCAACCAGAACCTGGTTCGCCCATTACAACCCAATCGCCTGGCTTTAAATTTGTCATAACCCAATTTCTTGTCTTATTAACTCTGTTTGATAACTTAAAGTATCATCTGAAATTTGTATCATATCTTCTTGTATCCACCAAACGTTTTCATTTACATCAACACCTTCATATACGATGACTTCGCCCCAGAATATTGATGATTTAAGACAATCTTTAAGCGTATTACCTCTACCTCTTTCGCATTTCATGGCGTATAACTTTCTTGGTTCTCTATCACTGATCACTCCGGTGGCAACGATTCTTTCGTATCGCCCATCAACAATCATCATATCACCTACTTTGTATTTAAAAGGTTGCATTTCTTTTGGGCTTTAAAGATTTTGATAAATGGTAACAAATATTTGCGATTGATATTAAGATTCTCAAAGCCTGTTGCAAGATATGCTTGTGCTTCGTCCTTTAATACATTAGAAGAATAACCTCCCCATTTTTTTAAATGCTTGTAAATTCGTTTCTTTTGCATTGTTGGAAGTTCTTTTAGGGCTTCATCCATTGCTTTCTTATATTCTGGGACTGTATAATAAAAGCCATGTGCCAATTCATGGTCAAACGCATCATGGTTTTTCAATACTCCAATAATATAGAAGTCTTCAGAACCGCATAGCTTTCTACATTGATTATGAATGGTAAGCATCGCATCATCGTAAATGTTAAAGTCAATGGGAACTGGAAGTAGGCAATCTTTTACAATTGAGGCGGGCATATTAAACCCAGCCCAGTCGCTTGCATAAGTAAAACAATCTCCTCCCCATTCTTTAGAATACCAAGCCATAAATTCAATAAGAGTAAATCGTTGTCCTTTGAACTTGGGTGATTCATAGAATTCTTGACATCTTAAAAATGTCATCGCCATATCGTACATCTTATCAAATTCGATACAATATACTTTTGGTGCCACACATTTGATTTTATATTTCATGTTAGTCCTATTTCTTGTTTAATTAGTTGTTCTGCGAAAACTATATCATCGACCTCAAACCTTCCTTTATATAATGCGCCACTGTATTCGCCAAGATCATTTACCACACAAATACCTGTGGTATCAAACTCATGGAGTACTTGATAATATTTACCACTGGTTAAATGTAACTCTATTATGTTTTGAGTATCAAGACATTTAACCCATCTGTTTGTCCAATCTTCATTCATAATCCAATTTCCATTTTGATTTTAAGTTCTGCGGCTTCAACGGTTCCAGAATGTGACGCGATATCAAAATAATTGAATATCCAATTTCTCGACTGCTTATCTTTTACGATTTTCTCGACTCTGAAAGTTTTCCTATTGTTATCACAATCTAAAATAACAACCCATTGGCCCAAATAACAATCCATTTGGCCTTTAGAATTCCAACCGTCAGGGTGTTGCTCAGGCCAAAGATTAAACTCTTTAGCAGTCTTAATCCTTACATAATCAAATTTATGTAATTCCATAATCTTATGCTTGTTTTGGTGTAGGACGCAGTGGACGTTTCTTTTTCCACACTTCGACTCGTATCTTATCTGCTTCGTATTCTAATATTTGCTCGTCGGTATACAAACAGTCTTCATCAATCCAGCTGTAGGTTACAAAATCAGGAGCTTTTGTGACCACCATGCTTTCTTTAGCAAAATAAGTTTTAAAGTCCTCAACTGTTTCTTCTTTTATCCATTCTTTAATCAATTTGGATATCTCTTTAACACTATGGAAACTAAAACCACCAGTACAATTAAACAACTTAAGAAGATATCTAATTTGTTCATTTTCATCTTTCGGATTACTCATGCCAACAACTTCGCCAAATACAATTCCGTGCATTCCATCATGGAGCATTACCTTATCCTTCAGTTTCTTCAGTGGCGTCTGTGGTTTCATCTGTTTTATTTGTTTTAGATTTCATGTAGTTTTCTGGATTAACGCCTTTCAAATCAACAATGACAAGATTCTCTTCTGGTATTTCAGCCAGCAAGTTGTCATAAATCAACCCAACAGGAAAAGCAATCGGCTTGAAGTTAGGTAAATTCTTTTTAACCATCTCTGTTTGTTCGTCTTCCGAAATGTTTAAATCTTGAATTCGCATAAGCTCAATATAATCAGCTTGCTCTGCTGTAACGAATATTTGATTATCCTCTTCATCGGTGCCGATGGCAATGAGAACGTATGTTCCTTCCTTATCTTCTCCATCAAATAGGATTTTTATCTTTGTGTCTATCTTCATTACAGGGTGTTTTTATAAAATTAGTGATTTTATTGCTATTTTAATAGGTTAATGACAGAACAACGGGTTAAGAAAAAAGGTTAACTTAGTACAGTTAACCTTTTCGTTTTAATTTTTCACTTATTGATAAATGCTTATCAACTAAGGCTTTCTTTAAATCATCTAAAATCTTGAGATATCCAGTGTGGCGAAGGATTTTGAATAAGATGTTCCCTTCATTAAATTCCCCTCCTAAATTCAAAGATATGCCGCGTAATTCCTTGAGTTTAGCTTTGGTCTTGTCCACCAACGGTAAAATCTCTTCGAAAGGCATTGTGGTTGCATCCATAACGAGCCTGTCAATGAATGTCATAAGCGCTTTGGCCTTCTGCTCTATCCATACTTTATCAGGTTCTTTGAATTTCTCAGAAGGATGAATGACCCAATCGTTCTTTACAAGAGAATATGTACCGGAACTGATGTGAGGTTCGTTTTTGTCTTGAGCGTACACTTCAACGTCAAAGCCAAATATTGTAATATTGTGTTTGAATGCGTACAGAAGACGCTTATCATCTAAATAAGACTTAACAACTGAGAGATATTCTGGTGCAACATCACTATAATCAATGATTAGGTGCAGGTCAATGTCACTATGCTCTGTAAAATTGTAGTTTGCCAGTGATCCTGTCATAACAACGTCAATAACATTGAGTTGTCCCAATAACCCCACCTCTTTTAATTCAAATGTCTTTTTAAAGTCTAAAGCTATCTGAAGTAATTTCTTTCTAACAAGAGGATTAATCTTCCCTTCAACGCCGAGAGGCCAGATTTTAGGGTGTAAATCCTTATGAGGTAGCAGAGAATCGATCATTGACTATTAAATATGGCTTTTAAGAATAAATCACAAGCCAATTTCTTCTCTGATTATGCGTTCATGCTGCTCAATGTAGGCAGCTATGCCCGTTCGAATGATTGATAAACTATCTTCTTCAACGAATTGTACTGCACATTTAAGAAATCGTTTGTTAGTATCCCATTCTATTATATCATAACTATCATCCGCAAGAAGGAATTTATGGTAGTAAGCTTGTGTATCGGTAACAGATCCTTTTGACCCGTTTGTGATACCATAAACAAATGTTTTATATCTCTTTTGCCAAACGATTGATATAACTTCATGTTCAATACCTGCTTTTAAAGTAATGTCGCCTAAATGATATTTGTGTGTATTCATTTTCCTTCGCTATTGATCTCGCTTTTAATTCTTTTCATTTCCTTTTCCAAAGGTGTCGTGGGATATTCCAAAGCACTCAAACTGATATTTCCTTCAATAGATAAGTTTTGGTTTTGATCCCGCAAGGATTTTGTTAAAACATAATGGCATCCAGTCCTCCAAGACCAATAAACTCCTTTCATTATGATTACCTCACCATTATGGTAGCCGGTTTGATCATCACCAACGACAACGGCTGTAGCTCCTAATCTAAAATCTTCCGGCTTCATGATTGTATTTCTTTTTTGATTTTCTCCATCTGTTCTTCCATTTCAGTTTTCACCACCTCAACTTCGCTGATATTGATGTTCGGCCCGAGATTCTTTTTTTCTTTATTCCAGGCTTGTACAAGAATAAAATAATTCCCTTCAAAATAAATGATCCCTTTTGTTAAAAGTTTTTCTCCTGGGGTGAAGTCAGAATCTTTTGCGTCATCTTTAACTCTGACGATCATTTCTAATCTAAATTCTTCTGGTTTCATAGTCCAATTTCTTCTTTAATCATTATTTCCCGAAGCTTCAATGTATAAATAACCAATTCAAACCTTGCCGGTCTGAAATTCTGATTTTGAATTCCCTTCAGCTTTAACAATTGATTGTCTCTCAACAAAACTCGTTCAACTGTATAAATTTTGCCTTCAACCAGGAGTCCTCCAGTAAAGGAAGCTTTGATACATTTCACATTGCTTCCTTTCAACAAAGGAAGCATTGCAGGTGTTATGGCTTTATTCATAGTCCAACTTCTTTCTTCATTTTTTCAACTTCTGCTCTCATTGTCTTTGAATCTGTCGGCCCGAAAACGGGATACAAATACTTTTTATCGACGGCAACAACTTCATCGCCAATCATAACGTAAAACATTTCTCCCTTCTGAAGATAAGTTGGATATGCAAATCCAAACTGCATACCATTTATGCCTTCTTGTCTCCACGTTGCAGCTTCTACAACATCGCCTTCTCTTTCCTCTCTTTCTTTAGCGTGATCCCAAGCAGCCGAAAAGGTGTTTTCCATATGATCATCAGGTATTTTGCCTGAAGCTCTCATTAGTACGGCCAAAGCGATAACTTTTAATTTACTTACATCGATTGCTCTCATAGTGTTTGTGTATTATAAGCTAAATTTACGATTTATATTTATAAACCTGCTGAAAAACACCTATTTAAAGATCAAAATAGGTAACATAATGGCATTAGGCATAGACATTTCACATTGGCAAGGGAACCCTGACTTCTCTAAAGTAAAAGCTGAAGAGCTTTCTTTCGTTTATATTAAATCAACTGATGGTATCAAGTTTATGGATGCAACTGCTATATCACACGGTACCAATGCTAAAGCGGCGGGACTTAAAGTAGGTTATTATCACTTTGCTGAGATGAATGATCCTGGCGTTATGGTTGATGCCAAAGCAGAAGCAACAGCATTTGCTGCAGCGCTCGATAAATTTCCTGCTTATGATATTCTTCCTGTATTAGATATCGAAACTAATAAAAGTAACTTGTCTCCGGAACTTGTAAGGGAATGGATTCAATGTTTTATTGATACGATGAAGGATCTAGGGCATAACATTATGATTTATAGTTATACTCCTTTCTTTAATCAATATCTTCCTAAAGATCATACCTTCGGGATGATTCCATTGTGGCTTGCTCAGTACGCCAATGAAGATCAACCTACACTTCCTCATGGATGGGATCATTACACTGTTTGGCAGTATAGTAATCAAGGCACAGTTGATGGTGTTGTTGGATTCGTGGATGTTAATAAGGCTTTGGATTCCCTATTTGATTTATCTTAATTTCAATCCTGTTTCCATTCTTATTTTAAATTCTGCCAGTGCAAAAGGGCTTTCTTCGATATATTGCTCATCAAGTGTGGCATAGCCCATTCCTTCTTTAAAAGGTAATATCCCATGAGCGAGAGTAAAACGTTTTTCAACTACGTGTTTTTCCATTGCTTTTAAACCAAGAACCCAAATTAAAGGGTTCTTGCCCTGATTGTCTTGTATTTCTTGCAAGCGCGGAATAAGTTCAATTGGTATTTCGCAATACCAAGGAGAACCAATTGTAGCCCATTGATTATCTAATCCCACAATGCGAGATTCAAATGTTTCAATACTGGGTAGGGTGATACTTACAATATCACCTGCTTTGAAATTATAATTTAAGTCTGGTACCTTCGCCATAAATCTCTTTTTTTATCTTATATTCCTCTGCGATAATACCGGATGATGGTCTGAAATATTTTTCAAGTGTCCATAAGTAATGTTGTCTTCTGAAGAACGGCGGTGTGCCCACAAAAGAATCCCAAACGATATCATCAATACAATCATAATCTTGTGGTTTCCAAATTGTAAAATCACGATCACCATTATCATCGTCATCTTGTAATATCCCAATCAATTTTTTAATTGATGGTTTAACACCGGCAAGGGAAAGGAACCAATTAAGATTCTTTTCATGCTGATCAGCGTTCCATTGTTCTTTTGCCATGATCTTTGCTTCGAACTCTGGAATACCTTCCAACTTAACTGTTACACGATCTCCGGATTTATATTTTATATCGTTTCCCATTTGTCGTCTTCGAAAAATTGTTTCTTTGTCATCAAAATAACCTTCTCAGGGTGATCCTTTGTGAAGTTTAATAAAAGCTGACATAACTCGTATTGTTCCGTTTCAGTAAAGTATTTCAATCCTTCTTCAATGATGAACGATTCAATTACTATCACTTCGTCGGGGTTTTCTTTTAAGCGAGTAGCAAACGTTACAATCATTGCTTTCATCACTTCATCATATTCATTCCCCATAAACTTCTTTCATGATTTGTAATTTTGTACTTGTGTAATGTTTTTGTCGATAATCGAATGCTTCTTCATCTGTTGCGTGTCTAAAGTTTTCAGGCATATGAGAAGTATCTGGATTGAAATCGTGTAATCTAAGTTGATCTCGTTCAAAACCAACAATACGGGAAATCATTCCAATACTCATTCCGTGATGGCTGTTATCAATTCGCACGACAATATCACCGAGATTAAACATGTTCTACTTCATCCTCCATCGGTTTAGTGAATTTAACAGTTATGTTAACTCCTTCATCGCCCACAATGTTTAACACAATGGTTCCTTTATCAATGTCTAACAAAGAAACCTTATCAGTTGTGAAAGAAACAGTTTGCTTATTACCATGTTCGTCTTCTTTGGCTGTCATGGTTACTTCAGCAATAATTTTATCTTCGGGGAATTTCATTTGTTTTTCTTTCTTAATTTGACTTTTCTTATTTTTGGCACAAACAATGGTGTCCAACGGCCTTCGTATCTCTGCTCACAATGTATCTCAAATTCGCCATCAATAACATAATAGTGAAACCAACATAGCTTACTATCCCATTCGGCTTTCAATTTACTACCGGGGTTGTTTATTCGATACTTCACAGACCATATTAAACAATTCGTTCTCATTTAAAATATTTATATGTAATGGGAGCACTTGTTTTATTTTTACTTATCATTGCCTGCAGTATACAAAGCCTTGTGGAACGTCGCGATGATGTGGATTACATTGAAGAAGATGAATCCGAAGAAGATTCAGAGGAATCTTGAACTATATCAAACTCTATTACTTCCGCAGAAATCATTCTTTCTAAATGATCTTGTAGCTTTATTTTAGCAAAGTAAATCCCGGTCGCAGGAATTACAATATCATACTCGCCGCATAACTGGGGACTTACTTTATCTCCAATCTTTACTTTGAATTTAATATGGTAAAGCTGCTCCGGGATGAGTTTCATCTCCTTTACTTTCTTCCTCTTATAACGCTTTAAACGAAAGGTTCTCCAGCGATTATAAGCCTTCGGTGCTATCCATTCGAAAGGTCCCATTGTTAAAACGCAAATGCGTAATTTTTGTGAATGGAATCTGCACTTTCAAATTTAACAGTAATCTCTTTCGATTTCTTTTTGGCAGGTTGGATCTTGATCGTATGAGTATCCAACACTTCTGTAATTCTTCCCAAGTGTTCGTTACCAACCATGAAGTTATAACCGATATATTGTTCGGCATCGTCAAAGTTTCTTGGATTGATGGTTACATTCTTTTTAAATGGAATGGACACACCGGTAAGGTCCACAATGGATACATCATACTTGCCAGTGATCTTCTTCACATTGAATACATCCTTGAAATTCAATGGCGGCTCTTCGTGAATGTTTACTTCACTCACAACTGCTTTCACAATGTCAACAGTAATGATCTCTAAATTCGCGATGAACTTTAAAACCTCTGTTTTGAATTGTTTGTGAATCAAACAATCATCAACAATCTCTTCGGTGATTTCGGGAGTCAAGTCCTGGAAGGTCTTTAAGTAACGAATACGACTTGGGCGTTGCAACAGATTCTCATTGACATATAGTTTATTTGTGGTCAATAAGAATACGCGTCTATGCTCGGAGTTTAATGCTCCATCCATGATTGCAAGCATTTCAGAATCTTCTTCGTAAACCTTTTCGTATTCATCGATGAAGATGGTAACATCCTGCTCAATGGTATTCAGGAAGAAGTGGGCACCAGGAATGTATTTGGAAATAAGAATGACAGGCATATTCAATTCGTTGGCCAGGATCTTTGAAGTGACAGTTTTACCTGTTCCTTTGATACCGTTCAATAGAAGACCCATATTGCCGGTTGTAGCTTTATAAGTCTTTAAAGTACGTTGGATCAATTTGCTTTCCAGGCCGTAAACTTTGTAAGGAAAATCAAAACGTTCTTCTTGACGTTCTAAATAGAATTCGCCCATCTGTGTGATTTCCACTGTATATACAGCGTTATCAAGTTGTTTGAAGTGACGGCCGATTTCTCTGCGGAAGTATTGGCTGCCTGTTTCAACCCAGATTTGTTCTACATCTGGTTTGTCAGCAAGTTTTTGTCCTGCAGCTTCAGCTTTTTCTTCGTTTGTTTTAAGAACTGCAAGTTTTTGCGCAATGCTCTTAGCTCCTTTTAAATTTGACTTATTTGACATATTGGGAAGGTTGTTAGATTTAATGTTTGTATAAAGGTAAAGGTAAAAATAACATTCGCCTACAAAATTAAGCTCTCAGAAGGTTAGTTTAAATTAAAATTCCCACCTGGGCATTTGCATCGGGACACTCATAATTGATATCTGCCACCCATTCATTTGCCCAATCAAGAGAAAGATTGTAGGCAACAACTGTATGAGTAGAAGGCGAAAGCAAATTGTCCACAACATCCTTTGCTTCTTTCAACCCAAGACCTGTTTTGTTCATAACAAGCTTAACAAAAGTAAGTCTGCTTCCCATTCTCTGACATGCTACAACGTAAGGCCCAGTATCGACGGCTCTGGAATTATTCATCCAGGCTCCTCTTGGGACGTCTTTAGAATTAAATATTTCTGTATCGCCACAAAGCTTTTGCAGGATGGGATTGTGAGGTTCAAATTCAGAAATGAGAACCTTAGCTGCTCTTATCTTTTGTATTGGATCGAGTTTCCCAAGAAAGTCTGTAAAGAATATCTCTGCTAAAGCTGATTGTTCAGTTAGAACGCTGGCGGTGATATGTACTTTAGCAGGGTGTTCTTCAATGATTACTTCTGGTTCCTCTTCTGACAAACCAATTTCCTCCCAGTTCTCCATTACACGTAAAGGCCAAGTGTATCCAATATTCGAAAATTCAACATGCTTATCGTCAATTCTTGAAATCAATGCAAGACGAGCATATACCAGTTCCCCTGCCATCGATGAATTAATTGTCAAACAATAGCTTGGATGACTATACCCTCCAAGAGCATCTTTAACCCAACCATCTTTCAAAAGACTTGATGGGGATTTTAAACGCGCCATATTACCTATGTTGAATCTGCTCATAACCCAATCTCTTGTTTTATTTTGTTAATTGCGCCAGCTGTATCATCGTCACCCCAAAACTGTAACGCCAACTGTTCTACTTCATTCTTTACATAAACCCAATCTTTGTATGTCTCTTCTCTATTGCCAAAGTTTAAAGCCATTCCGGGAGACAAGTCTCCATAGTGTGCGCAATCGAAACCAAACACTTTCATTTTCTTAGGTGATGAAAGTCGTTTCATCGGCATATATTGTATTGTTTGATTTGGAACTTTGTCTTGTTCCTTTTCTCTACCGAAAGTTAATCCGCCGTGACATTCATAAGGAACGTCATCGTAAGCTTTCTTATACATTTTGTGTGACTTCGGTACCATCACATAACCACACAAAGCTCCGGTATGTGTCCTTACAATGGAAACATGATAACCAGTCGTGGGGTCAATCCAAATTGCTTTGTCAGGTTCTTTATCCCAAGGCCCTCTATTCCAACCACTCTTATCCATATAAGTCCACTCCTTATAATTCTCCATTTTGAGTCTTCGGTTTTTCTTTCATGAACCTTTCCAATTCTTCCAATTGCTGAGCTGTTAGATTGGCTTTCTGAATGTTTTCTTTCTTTACGACTTCTTGCCCACACGGAACACAAAGCACACGTAAATTTTCCATTGTTATGTCAGGGTCTTTTTCGGCAACGGCAAGCAAGGATGAATCACTTATCCATAATTTTGCACCACATTGTTTACAAACACAAGGTGTCCCGTCAGTGACATGTTCAAGATCAAAAGGCCCACAGACGATTGTAAAACGTTTAGGTTTACTTTTGTCGCCAAACTCAATAGCTTTAACTTTGTTTTTCTTTGCCATAATTTTATTTTATAGAATCTGAAGTGGTAACGATAATTGCGGTTGTATCAGCTGTAGCTGTTGTATCTGATACAATAACTAATGCAGCTTTCTTATCCGAACAACCACAACCACAAGAGTTGATGGTTATGCAAAGGAGAACCATTGCAGATACGAGAAGAAGGTTACGGGATAATAAATGTTTCATATAATTAGATTGGTTTAGAATCTAAAAATAGTAAACGTTTTTATTAAAAAGAAGGGTAATAAGGGAGTAGAAGGTTGATTCTAAAGGTTTATCTCGGAGCGTTCAGTGCGAGATCCACACTAGCTTTGTCAATCTCATTCAAAGCTTCATCAATTTCAGCCCAATCTTTTACGTGATTGAATCCGGCTTTGTCTTCAATAAGAATGTTGTAATAGAACTTCTTATCAAAACAACCGAAGGCTGTGTTTGGTGCGTCGGGGTTTTCATTGACGTGTTTGAATTCAATACCGTGAGATTTAAAGAATTCTAAGTATTGTTCAATTTCGGCAGGGAAGGAACAGGTATAAAGTATTAATACAGCGTCTTTTCTTTGCGTTAGACGTTGGAGAACCTCTTTGGCGTTACTTAGGAAGGTAGTTGGTATTCCCTTCGAGTAATTCGCTTCTAGAGTAACGTCATGAATGTCGACAGCAATATAAAGTTTATCCCATTTACGTAAATGGGCAATTTGGTAGCTTCTAAGAATGAGGTCCTTCATGGTTTTTAATTTTACGGTATAAAGCGAAACATAATAGAGGCAACCAAAGAATAATACAGAAAATTAAGAAAGCAATCTTATTTGCAGAGGAAGATGCTATTAATCCCTTATGAAGGAACATTCCGGCGAACCAAAAGAGGAACCCTATAAAGCCGTATATGAAGAGAAGTAGTACCATTGTTTAAAATGTTGATGAAGAACCAGTAGACACTGGTTTCTTTTTACGTTTCTTGGTGAATTTTATTGCTGGTCTTACTGTAAGTTTTTCTTCTTCAGGTTCAATGCCCAAACCAATCTCTCTGCGCATCTTTTCTATGGGATCGTCGTGAATGAGCTTTTTGTAAGCAGTATTCAGATCCTGATATTCACGAGCCATTCGTTTAATACAGTTATCATCTTCTTCTTTTTCACGTTCCAATTCATCAATCTTCTTTTGCATGTCATCAATGATCTTTACAGCTAATGCTTTTTCTTTCTTATAGGATTTCTTATTAAACTGCATCCATATATTGTGAATACCAGCTGCTGCTAATAAAGGAATCCCAAAAGCAGTAATACACAGGAAGATAAGAAAACACTCAAGGGCATTGTGATCATCCGTATTGTCGCTGTCAGCAACAAATACTATTGACATGATTAACCCGATGATACCCCAAATAATAGAACAGATAAGTAAAATCATAGCCCACATTCTTTCCGCATTTTCTCATACGGGTCGTTAACTTTTAATTTTTCGTTTTCGACTTTCAATTCCTGATTACACTCTTTGAAGTCTTCGCACATTTCAAACATATGTTGCTGCGAACCTTTTAAACGATCTCTTTCACCTTCCAATGCTTTTATGGATTGTGATTCACTATCGCTTGTGGTCACTGCATAAACAATAACCCCAGCAAGAGAAACAAACAAACCAAAGAGAAATGAAATGATCATTTATTCAGCAGTTACAGTGTGAAGAACAGTAAGCATATGCGCTGCAGCATCTTCAACTGAGGATCCATCTTTCCAATTCATTGGCTGCTTGGGGTTTCTTTCAGTGTAGTTGTTAAGGCTGTCTTTGTGAATACAAAACCACTTTTTCGAATATTCGTTGTAGTGGTAGAAGTAATCGTAACCGAGTTGTTGTGCGTTTGTCATTTTGTTTTGGGTTTATTAAAAGGGTCAGACAATAACCATTTACCTGCTTTGGTATTTGGGAAGAAAACTTTGATAATAACTAATGGGAGTAAAGACACCCACCAGAATTGCATCCAGAACGGCATTACGCTCCATAGCATAAAGTACATTGCTGTTAACATTGAAGTCAACATAATAGCGAAAAAGAAATAGTCCGATCGTTTCATAAGGTAAATTTACTAAAATTAGCGAATATACCTTGGAGAAATTCGGTGTTGTTTGTTCCCGTTCGTTGTGAAGAAGGTTAAGTTATTGCTTAACCAGCGCTTTAGGTTTTGTAATCGTGCCATAAATCAATTGTTAAACTCTCTACGAGCGATTAATAATATACGAATTAAATCTTCACATTCTGCTTCAGTCTTCGGAACTTCGAAAAGCATTTCGTTTTTCTTTCCTCTCGGTGATGGGCAAACAATTCCAAAATCCTTTAACCTCTTTTCTAAGTATTGTTCCATAGGATCAATCTTACCTCTCATATAATAAAGTTTTAGGGTTTACAGAAGTTCGTCTAACATTTTGTTTGCACGTTCGAATTCGCCAAGATCCAAAAGTTTCAAAGCAATTTCTCTTTTCAAAGCTTTTTCTTTATCAGAAAGGCTTGGCGTTACTTTTACATTCCATTCTTTCGCAGGAATAACAACAGGAGGAGTTGGTATGATCGCCACTTTGATTTCAGGTACGCTGGGATCTTTCTTTAGTATGTGATGGAATCTTTCGGGAATACCAGGAGCAATCTTTATAACCTTATTTTTTGCATTTGCACTTTGCGATACGATTTCTGCATTGTTTGTCTTCAATACGAGTTCTGCCATCGTTGCATCAGGAATCCCGCCAATCCAGGACCAAAGCACTTTCCGACCTTGGCCTTTATATGTCTCGTCTTTTTCTTTGGAAATAATATTAAGCTTTATCAACGCACCGGGAATAGAAGAGCCTACTTTATGCTCAGCTGTTATTTTACTTATGGTGATGTCGGTTTTACCTTCGGCTGTCAAAAAGTAAAGAGCTTCAAGGAAATCAAGATACCTTGGAATGGCACCCTTCAATACTTTTTGTGGCTCTGTTGATTTAACAACGGGAATAAGCGGTTTGCCGGTTGCACTGAGTGGAGTTGATTTAAACCTCTCATTCACAGTCTTTGTATTCTTTATCGCGGTGATTTTTGATTGGACTTGTTCGGCCATTGCTTCGATTGGAATTGGACCTCTCCAATAGTATTGCATTGTGTTGGCCATTTTGTTCACCCAGCCCAAATCAAGGACGGCTTGTACAACAACGGAATCAACCTTATGTTCTACACATAAGGCAGAAATCGAAATTCGGGTATAACCTTTACTGATCTTTAAATAAAGCGCCATCAGGAACTTTAAGTACTTGTCATCACGGGCAACTTGGGTTGTGGTTTTTGTTTGTCTCATAAGTGGTTTGATTGTTTGTCTAAATATACGACCGGAAAAGCAAAAGGGTTACCGTCAAGTAACCCTTTTGACCGTTAATTTTATGTTCTTATATTACCTACAAATGGAAAGGTAATCAAGGGTACCAAGTTTAGCAACAGCTTGGTTTTTGATTTGTCGGATTCTTTCTGCAGTTAGTTTTAATTGTTCTGCAATGTCTTCGTTTGAACGACTGATTGAATCTTCCAACCCAAAGGAAAGGACGATGATTTGTTTTTGTATTGGTGAAAGCTTTCCTAACGCACGACTCACTTGCTGTCTCCTGAAAGCGTGATCATAGCCGTCAAGAAAGTTAGCGTGAGGATCTGAAATTAGGTCTTCAACAATACCAATTTCTCCACCATCTCCTCCTCCAATTGGGTCATTCATTGATTGTGCATGTGAATTACACAACAGAGCTTGACGGATATAATCAACATCGATATCAGTATCAGTCAACTGCCCCACCTGATCGGCGTTGAGAGTCGTCTCATATTGTTTCTCTAATTTATCCTTCTCTTTGAAATAACGTTGGATTTCGTTTTGTTGGTTGTAAGGTAAACGAATTGCCTTTGTATTCTCTCTTAAAAATTCAATGATGGAGTTTTTAATCCACCATACTGCATAAGAGATAAATTTGATTTCTTTGGTAAGATCGAATTTGGTTATCGCTTCCATAAGTCCAACATTGCCAGCCTGAATAAGATCGATGATCTCAATTCCTGGATATTGATATTCCTTTGCACAGCTTACAACGAATCGTAAGTTGGCAGTAATAAGTTTTTCGAAAGCGGCTTGGTCTCCTTTCTGTGCTTCGATGATTACTAACCTTTCTTCAGTGTAATTCATTGTAGGCATCTTTCGAATGTCTTTTAAATAGCGTTCCAGGTTTATATCCCTGCTGATGATCGTATCCGATCCCACTCTTATCTGTTTCATAATCAACTAGTTAGTTAATATTAATTACGCTAAAGTTACAAACAGTCAACCTGTTTGACAAATAAACCTTGGTTGAAAAGATAAGGGATGCAGAAGCCGTTGTAAGCGATCACATCCCTTTCTCCTTCAATTACCTATACCTTGGACCAGGTTTTAAAATTTCATTATACAATGTATTAAATGAAACACAATGATTCGTATCAAAGTGCCAAAGTATCGAACATATGTTTATTATTCCCCAAGGAATAACTTTTAATGATCTGAAGAAATATTTCATGCTTCGTGGTATTTGATCACAGGTTCTTCTTGATTTTTATGTCGTTCAATATCTTTCAAAGCTTCTTCTTTTGAAGTCGGATCAAGAAAATTGGAGATGGTAGACCAAAACATGTCATCCTTTCCATATTTCTCAAAATCTTCTTCATCAATAAACTGTGCACACCAAAATATATCTTCGGAGATACCAGCTTTGCGAATTGTTTCTTTGAGTCTGTACTTATACTTCTTTTTCATGGCACTTCGGTTATTGGTGTGTCTTTTTCTGCAGGAGTAAAGTATATAGTCAATTGTGTTAATTGACCATCGCTTTGCTTTTGCCAACTGACTGCTTCCACAGAACACAAATTAATACCCATATAATTAGGTATCACACTTAATTCCAACGGACAATTGCAATTATCTTTGTCAGCAATTATTTCTGTTACTGTTTTGAAATTTGTTTCCATGGTTTATGATTTAGGTGCTTTCTTTACTGCTTGTACATCGTTACGTACATCTTTGCAAAGAGCTTTGATTTGTTGCATTGCTGCCCTTACTCGAGTTCCTGCTGCTTTGTTACCTGCTTCGAATTTGTCAATGTCCGCTTGAACGCCTTCTACTAGTACTTTAATTGAATTGAATGATTCCATTTTAATATATAATTTAGTTTGTTATACATTAAATATGGTGAAATTATATCATTTTTCCTTTATCCATTTAAGGAACCTCTCTTTCCAGGTATTTTTGCGCTGGGGTTTGAAGTCAACGTGATCTTCAGGAATCGCGCCAAATTCTTCTATAAGCTCCCGAATGGCAGCACGTTGGTAATAGTCAACACCCGCATCAAAACGAACGTTTCCTTCATCATCTACTTTGAATTTATTACCCATTCGTAATGCATTTAAGTTTTGTAACTTTGCAGCATTCCATTTAACTTTAGCATCTTCTGTTTCTCTATCTAAAGGCTGAGTGAGTTCAGTAGGGGTTAATAAGCCGGGATATGAATTTATTATGGGGTCAGACATAAGAACACCCACTTGTACTCCCGCGGCTCTTGTTGCTTCTGCTAAGCCTCCATCATCATTTGGGTCTCTTGGTGGTTCGGTTGGAGTTACTTCAAGCATCCATGAAGGCCATTGGCTAGAATGATAATTAGCCACCACAAAGGCTCTTGTATTTACAAGCCATAACATTTGAATGGTTGTGGGAAATTCCCAATCCATTTCATCATGCATACCTTGTATTTGCCATAATAATGATTTTTCAGCTGCAGGCATGCGATGAGGTGATAATGGTCCAAGAGATCCCATAGAAGATTTAGGTCTTGCTGGAGGTGGAGGCATTGGTGAAGGAAGCGGTGTTTTATATCCAACGTAAGCCATAATTATTTCTTTATGTCTTGTTTCATTTGTTTCATTGCTTCTTCAAGACTGCCGTAACCTTTCTTTACTCTTTCTTTACGTTTTGTCTCGTCGATGGCAGCAACTGTTTTTCCTGTCAAAGCAGCAAGACGTTCTTTTAAAGCCTTCTCAACAGCAGGATCAAGTGGCTTGGGAGCTTTTAGTTTGGCAGGGAATGCTCCTGTGCCTTTCTTCATTGCTGATACCTTTGAAATTGTTACGGCCAGTGGTGTTAGTTTCACGTGTCTCATATTTATTTTTTAACTTGTCTTATTAAAACGCCGGAAGGACTTGTGTGTCTTCCAACATAAATTTCATTTAAGATTGCTCTTTGCGCTTGCATAAAAGGATCCAAGCGTCTTAACCCTGTTGGATTTGCCACTGCATAATGTTTTATATCTTCCACAAGATGCATTTTAATTTGATCTTGTTTGTTTTTATACATTATTTTTAACTGCTTACCAGTGTAAATGGGGTTATACGCGTTTTTAAAACGTTGAACTTTACTTTCAGGTAGTTCAATTAAGATTCTCTTTGGAGGTGTCCTGTAAGCATACGACCCTAAAGGTGGTTGGAAGAAACCAATTACCGTTGTTTGAAAATTGTTTTTCCCTTTGCCCCATTCGATATCTTCACCTAGTTTAAGAGGTTCTTTCTTTACTTTCACTGCCATAATATATAAATTTAAGGATACTAATTTGATTTATAAGGTTTATTTTGTAGAACTACCGGTCGCTGCATAACCAGAAAGTGCTTCCTCTGGTAACGGTTGGGCATCTAAGGTTAACTTCACAGCGGAGGCCATTTCTTTTCTAACTTGTTCATCTGCAAAAAGTCTATTGAAGTCTTCTTCCAAACCTTTCACTTGTAAGAAACGTCTCATCGCTGCATTCATGTTTTGTTCCTTGTAAAGTTCTGTTTGGTAATAGATCATACTTGAAACTGTTTGTGCTTGATAAGGCTCAGGTTGCACTGTCACAGTAGAATGTGGTGCTGCATATGCAGGCTCAACATACGGTGTTGCATACGTTACAACCCATTTAATTGCATTTGTTCCCGGATCTATGAAATGAATGCAGTTAAGAACCACTTCACCATAGTTTGCTGAAAAAACTGGACTTGAGCCATAATATGTTTGGCAACGTATATTTGTGTAGGAAGTCATGATTGATTACTTGTTTATGAGAAATTTGGTAATCAACCAACAGGAAATCAAATTAAGAAGGGCTTACAGGGTTTGGATATCTGTCCACTTAATTCGAATAAATTTACATTTTAAGAAGTCTTCAATTTCTTTTTGACGTTTAATATCTTTCTCTTTTAAAACGCCATCCACTTTAAAATGAGTCTTTTCATCAAACTCATAAACAATATTGTTTGTTTTATCATAACCATCAATCCAATATCCTAACTCTTTAATATGATATTCACCACCATTTAAAGCATGTTGTATGTGAATACCTTCTTCTATCATGAGTTTATTGAAATGTTCGCAAGCAAGTTTATTATAAGGTGGGTGAAAATTTTGGTGAGTAGCTTTTAAACGTTCTACCATTAAAAGCCTGGATGCTTTTTTGTTTTCTTCGGAACATTTTCGCCCTTTATTGGAAGTTCCACAACCTGCGTTTTTACACGCTATACTTCTTTGGATATTTGAAGTAATTGGTTGTTTCTTTTGTGAACGTTTTAGTTTTATTTCTTTCGCTTTTTCTACACCATAGATTTCTTCCCAAGATTTACCTTTTCTATTATCAGCAGTAGAAGGCCTATGCCCTTTCTGAAACCAACCTTTTGATAATTTTTCAACGAATCCTGGAACTTTTCTAAAACACTTGCGACAATTTCGATTATTAGCAACTGATTCTTTCAAAACTTGGGCGCTTTTATATGTGATTTTCTCACTACAAGTTGGGCAGAGTTTAAAATATTCTATCATATTGTAAAATAAATGGTTTCACCGTTCGGACGACTAAAAATGTAGTTAACGGGTTTTAAAATCAATGGTTGGATAGTGCGCTTGTATGAAAGTGCCGTTCCGGGTTTAACATACGAAATCGTAAGGTGTGGCTTATATCTACCTGGATTTACTTTGGTGTAATCAAGGGTTGATGTCATCACATCATTCATTTGTTCTAGGAGCGGAGCACTGACTGCGAATTTAACAACTTCAAAACCATCTTGTATGAATTCGTTAATCTCAGAAGAAGTAATGTAGATGTCTTTAAGCGGCAATAATAGCGATTTTACTTCGTCTAAGGAGATGTTTGGAGAAAGTCCAAAACAAATTGTTACGTGGGGGGTCTCCTCTAATTTAAGCACATCTTCAGGGTGTATAAATTTTTCAGTAAACTCCTGGAAGTTAGGAAGGTCGAAACCAACCATAATGCAACTAAACTCAATCTCTTTCATTATCATTAAATACAAAAAGCTTGGGGAATCTTCCTAACATTAGTAACGTAAATCTTCGGGATTACAAGCTTGACTACTTCCAATGGACCCTCTTCCAAAACGTACAAAAACATAAGTATCATTGTAAGCAGTAATAATTCCGCCTTCAGAAGCTTTCACTGATTCAATAAGTGAAGAGCGTTTGGGAAGATAAGCAACTGTTTTGCCAATGTCATCTGGAGACATGCTTTGAATACTTAAAGGCGGATGTGCGATATCCCACCCAATTAATACTTCTTGCATTTTAAGTTCAGATGCAGTGGTGGAATTCATTTTTAGAAAATTATCAAGCTGATTGTACGATGAGGGTAGCTCTTCCTCTTTACCCGGATGCTTCATGTGACCGACTTTAATTATCTTTATTGGACGCATTGATTTCTTTTTTAATTTTGTGTTCGGCTGCAGAAAGGCCATCTCCTGTTAATTCTGCAAGCATTTCTCTTAATTGTATTATTTCTACATACTGCTTATCTGTACATGCCTTCGCTTCTTTTAGATACTGATCCCTTTTTATCACAGCGTCTTCAAGTTCCACAATCTTTTGGCCAAGAGACCATATAGCCCTTTTCAGGACAGCGGCATCCGTTCTCAACTTTTCGTTTATCTCTTCCAAAGGATTAGGGACAAAACTTGAAAAGTCTTCCATTGGTTCGCCATCATCTCCCCAGCTCATAGTCCGTTCAATAAGGATAAAAACATATCATCTTCAAGATCAGGATCTTCACCCTCAAGCCCCATGCTTGAATGTGCTATATTCAAAATGACCTTTAACGTCTTTTCAATAATTTCTTCTCTTCGCCCGATAGTCTCAGGGTCAGTAATTACTTTATCGAAACTATCGGCAATGATTTTTCGAATTCTAACGTTTTAGAGTTTTTCATATTATAAAGATACCAACTTCTCAACAATTAAAAAACCCTTGATTGATTTATCAAGGGTTCTTTAATACAGTGAAGATTGTTCCTAGAACAATTCTGCGTGCAGGGCTTCGAGACGTTTCAAACCGTCTTCCAGACCTTCAAGTTTTACCTGGAGAGAAATGATAGCTTGTGGGTCAAAAGGATACATGCTGGTTTGTTTTGCAAGGAGCTTACCATGCTGCGCTATCGATCGCTTTGTGGCGTTGATGTCCCCTGCTAATTGTTGTTTTGCTTCCTCTGCCTGAAACTGTGTTTCCTGGGCGTCTTTGTCCGCTTGTGATTGTTGCAACCGGTCGACATACTTCAATACTTTTGTGCTCGCGTTTTTCATTTGTGTTTGGTTTTATGGTTTGTGTTTGGTTAGATTTGAAATAAAGTTGGGGAAGTAAGAGTTCAGAATACTTAACGGGTTCGGAATTATGCGAATTATCTTCCGTCTTTTCCCATTTTATGTAGATTTTCATTTTTGACGATTCAGCCGTGCGAGAAAAACCTGTGATGATTCCTTTCAAACCACTAATGTGAAATACATTAAGATTTATTTTAAGATGGTCTTTAAATAAAGGGGAGCATTCTTTGTAATCAAGTCTGCGGAGGCAGCAATAGCTAGTATAGCTTACTGCCCCAAGACGGTCAACAGTTGCGCCCCAGACTCCACTGCGTGTCTTTATGGTTCCTACACCTAATAGTTTTCCACCATCAGAATGAGAATATATTCTTACTGATTCACCTTCGTGAACATTGTCTGCATTGACCTGAGTCTCATCATTTAACGGTATTTTTCGCAATACTGCTTCTTCATTTAAGCGTGTGGTGAGTTCTGACATTGAATTGTCTTTCTTCGTTAAGAGATTTTTGAATATTATCTTTGAAGTATATTCTGAATCATAGGAGTGATTTTCCCATTTAATTCCGATAATACGGGAATCTAATCGCGTGATAATCCCAGTTCCTCCATAAATATGCTTAACTGTTTTGCCCAATGTGATATCACCACCAGTCATTTCAACCCATTCATCTGTAACCGGCTCAAACGTAATGGGATTTATTTTTGCTTCGTAATCGAATCCCCACCCGTCGCTGAAAACTAATTCGGTAAAGAGACCGGAAGGATCTATTGATCCACACCCATCGTAAATCACATAAGAAAAATCAAAACCAAATTTTTCCTTGGTGTATTTGCCGTTCTCTACGTTTTGACATAAGTAGATTTCTCCTCCGGAAATTGAAACGGCTCCGACAATTCTCTGGCCCTTATATTTTGCGGTAAACTTTTGACCGTGTTTAAAATCTTCTGGCTTATATGCATGAATGCTACCTGGTATTATTCGAAGATTTTCACATGGGATCGCTCGGGAACCTGATAATCCAATGAATGAGCAAGTGATGGTTACACTATCCCAACAGTCAATTATTTCCCCAAAATAAAGGGATGCACCCACCGGTGCCATAATTTCAAGACCATTTTTCATATTACACCGGTTGAGTTCTTCACCATCTTTAAAGATGGCTGCATGTCTTGTGTCGGCAAAATAAGGATTAATTCTCATGGGCGTTGTTATTGATACCGTAAAGATATAGAAAGATTGTTAACGGATAAACCTTATTGTTGAGAATGTTAGCACGCTAGGGTTATTGGATCAGGGTAAATTTCCATGTGAATCCAATCGTATGCTCTTTGTAACGCAGGTGGATATAAACCATCGTTTTCAAAGTAATCAATTAATATATCAGGAGATATACAGAACCCTTCTGCATGAGGAAATGTTGAATACCTTATAAATTTACCGCGCTCCTCTTTTCGAACTGTAAACTTTGTTGCTCGCGGCAGGTATCTGAAGGTCTTTTTATAATCAAATATTTGAGATCCCGGCCATTGATAGCCATTATCTAAAAGAAGAAGTTCAATACGCAAGAATACAATTTTGTTTTCTTCCCGATCTTCAGGCAAGAGAACACAAAAGTCTTCTTCTATGGTTTTCATAACCCGATTTCTTGTTTGATTACTTCATTCGCTTCCCAACGTTCTGGATCCTTGGCGAACTTAATAAGATCCTCAATAGCTGTGCTTGCATGGCCACGACTTTTCAATATCTCTCGAACACCATCTAATTGGGTTCGATCGGGATTACCATGTGTGCGAAAAGATTCATGTTTTAAAAAATCAATGGTTTGGTATAAATCAAACCCATTCACAATCAAATGTTGTGCTATTTTATAAGCTCCGGAACGTAAAGCGTGGACAAGTAAGTTTTGGTATCCTTTTACATTGCGTGCTGCCACACCTTCTTGTTTAAGATACATTGGTATTATCGCGAAATATTTATCTTCCTGATATTGCATATTGCGAACCACCTGGGAGTTTACCAATTGATTGGGGTAATGTTTTAAAAGAAGATCATAAATCAAAAGGTACTCAGCTTGTGTTGTTGTCGCTTGCCTATTATAAAGATAGTTAAGCCAACCTGCTGAATGTCTTAGTTTCGGAGAATATTCCAGAAGGTACTGAATCACTTCAATGGTTCCGACAGCAAGAGCCCAGCCAATCGCACCGTGATGACCTATGGCTCGGCCCATAGGTTGCCTGTCAAGGTTTTTAAGTTTGAGCGTTTTGATCTTTGCCAGGTCTCCTCTTGATATTAAAGAGAAAATGTCATTATTAGAAGCAGCCCTGTCTTCTATTTCATCAAACAGGCATGGAACAAGTTGGTAGTCAAACCTCTCTGTTTTAAATCCAGAAGCTTCATGGTGATCCCTCTTTGAAGAAAGAAGTTGCACATAAATACGAGTTTGTTCTCCTGTCTCGGGATCTGTTTCAATCATTCTTACTTTGCCCCAAAACTTTGTCCCTTTGAGTTGTACTGCTTGTTTGAGAATAAAGTCTGTTTGTTTCATTGTCACCGATGCCATATGTGTTTGGTTTTAAAATGTTTAATGCTTCGTCAATTTTCTCAATCATTCGGTCTGAAGCCAATAAGACTTCTAAAGCAGGATGTCGATTCATTTTGTTTCTGGGATTAGGTCTGTGGGTTCTATTGGGAATAAAACTTCTTTGCCTCCAGGATTAAAATAATTTTTATCAGAATGGTCAATGCACTTCTTATCAGCATGGAATCCTTGTATTCTCCAAATCTCTCCGTTGGCTTTCTTTTCAATCTTTATGATTTGGAACCGCGTGTCGATATCAGTTCGTTCAGATCGCGTATAGTAAAACTTCGTCTCTTCAAATGGTAAAACGATTGCAGGTTTGTCTTTCTCGACAATTCCGGTAAGGTGGTTGAAGATTGTTTTATAATCGTTTCCTGAGTATTCATGTTCGGGCTTGTGTACAAATAAATTCCAAATGATTGTATAAGGAGATACTGCAGCCATACGCTCTTCGTAGTCAGCAGGCGTTCCACCGGGAATGATAAACTCTTTCAGTTCCTTAATAAGGTTCTTTTGCCTTGGAGTAAGCTCAGTTTTCTTTTCCTTCTTTTTCTTCTTTGGTTCAGCAGGAGGAGCCCAGCCTTTAACTATTGTCCAGAGGCTTGTCTCAGGAATGGGGAATAGTCTTCTTACAGGGTTGTAGTACTCTGCACCATTAAATGCTGCCTTACTATATAAGAAGTCTCCAGCAAAATAAAACCCATCAGGCCTTAATGTAAATGGATAGAATAAACTTGGCTCCGCCTCAACTACTGGAATCTCTTCCTTAGTTTCTCTCACCCAATCGAAAAACCCTTGACGTATAGGAACATAAGGATAGTCTTGTATTTCACCATCAATGATTCTCAAAGGGATTCCTTCGTATTGTCCTTCAGTACAATTGTAACGATATCTGAATGATTTTCCCTCTTCTACGAGATAATCTAAACGAGTACCTGAATCACATGGAGGAACAAGAACTTCCCAATAGTTCTCCCAATCGGATTCGTTAAAGACTCTTACAATGTGCTTATGATTACGATCTTTTTCAACCATCACAGCTTCGAATTGTACTTCGTAATTCTTGCCAGATTGATAAAGGTAGTTATTGTCGAGTATCCATTGTTTAAGATAACCGTGATCTCTGTATTTAGATTCCGGCCAATAGAAAACCGTCTCGAAGTCTTGTTCTCCGAGTGTAGCTTCATTATTATAATAGAGGAGCTTTGTTACTTGCAGAGTGAGAAACCAACTTTCAAATTTCAAAGTTGTTCTGAAAGTAACCGCCTCAGCTTTCTTATCAACCTTAAAGTGTATCATATTAATATGGGGGTGTTACTTATACAGATCTTTCGCAGTGAACAGAACCCTATCGTATCGCATGGGGTTTCCTTTAGAAGGAGCTTTCTTCTTTTTGGGTTTTTTAGTTTTTGGAGGATCCATTGGCACTTCAACCAATTGGAATTTTCTCATTTTTCTTCCTGCTTTGGGATGTACATAAAGTCCAGCAAACCATCCGGAACCAACTGCTTCCATATAAACAAACTCAGGAACTGTTTTTGTGAATCGTGCACTCATTTTAAATGGTTTTGAAATACAAAATAGAAGCTTGCAATCAGTGAAAGAAATGAAAGCAGTGCTACCAAACGTAGAGGCCAAGGTAACCGTTCAGTAACTCCATAGTTTCGGAAAAGATAAGCTAAGAATGCAGCTTGTATAATAACTATTCCAGAAAGATACAAAATCATACAGAGTGCGATCATGTTGTTTCGGTTTTACAGGTCCATTCTTTATCTAATAATGTTATGTCAGCCAGGCTGTTTATTTCCACACCAGGCAAACGACTTATGGTACATACCAAGCCCCACTCAGGAATCAAGGGAAGAATTCCTACAAATTGTAGTTCGCCACAGATCGTTTCGCCTTTTTTATTAAGCACGGAGACTCGGGCACCAAGAAATGGTATCATTTCAGGTATTTGTCCAGAAGATATGCGTTGCTCAGTTGCCATGCCTAAAAGTACAAACAAAAAAATAACCATCCTAACTTTTATGTTTAGATGGTTACCGTATTAATTTGTATTATTTAAGCAAATGTGACCTTCTGTTCTGTTAATTCCTTTAAAAGTTTTCTTCTTTTATAGCCTTCTATTTTGGCTAATGACATTTTTCGTTTAGTTTCTTCTGAATGTGGGCCATTCTTAATACCCAACTTTGCTGCGCGCATTTTGGCTTTAGCTTCGAAAGACGTAGTGTGACCCATTTTAGATTGGCTTATCTTTTGTTTTGATTCTTCTGAATAAACCCAACCGGTTCGAGCAGTTCGAATATTATCTTTATGTTCTTGAGTAAGTTTCTTTCCTACATGAGCTAAACCTATTTTACGTTTTGTTTCTTCTTTGTGCGGACGCAGTTTACCTAAGCGAGACTTGCCCATGTTTTCACATGCTTCTTTAGAGTGTTTATATCCTGTTAGTTTTAAACGAATTTTTTGTTTTTGTTCGTCAGAACGCTTAACACCAATAGCACCTTCACCACCTGAGGATAGGTTTACTAAAGAACCTTTACCTAAATCTTTACGACCTATTTGTTTAATATATTGTATTTCCAACTGACTTGCTTCGGACCAAGAAAGATTTTTATGAATAATGATAATATCATGACTATACTTATTCACAGTGTTTACCCATAATTTAGAACGACCTTGTTTTTTGTAAGGTCTTTTGGAATTTCCAATACCTACATAAAATACTTCTTGTTTAATAGGGTTAATGTGAAAATAAACACAATATGATTCTCTCATTTATTGAAATACAACTTTGCGACCCGTGATCTGTTGAAGGTAATTTATATATGAGTCAATTATCTTTTGTTTCTCTGGCGAGAATTTAGATGTGTCTAACCCGGTAGCGACTGCACCAGTTGATGCTTTGGCGGCATTGGCTTTTTGTTGATATGCTGCTTGCGCTTGCTTTACAACGTCACTAGCTTTTGGAAACTTATTGTTTTTATAGAATTGACTTAATGCAAGCAATAAACCCTCTTGGTCTTTAGCTTCTTTACCTATTCCAACATATTGTCTCCATTGTTCGTTAGACATTTGCTTATTGTCTCTCAATGTACGAATGGCATAATTGTAATATTTAATCTGTTGTTCCATACGTTCAGGAGAAATTCCACCGGCTGGAGAAAGAGGCTCTGCTTTAGCACCGGCAGGCTTTATCTCTGGAGCTGATTTCTTAAGAATCTCTCTTGCATCAGGAAACTTATTCTTCTTATCATTATAGAAGGTCATAAGCTTTTGATACTTTGTAACAAGATCAGGCTCTTTCAATATCTTATCCCAAGTTTGTTTTTGGATATAAGACATCTGCTGATGATTGAATAAGTAAGCTAATACTTTATTCAATTGATCAATGTTATCTTGGTATGTGGCTTCTTGTAGTAGCATTACTTCTATAAATACCTATTAATTCTTAATTCGACCGTTTGATCTTTCTAATTTGTATTTTAAACCCTTTAAAAGATCAGTCTTTTTGTTTTTTAGACAATGTTGATAACAGCCTGCTTGTTCTCTAATTAAATCTTCCATATGAGTATAATTTTTCACAATTTGCCCAACAGACTCTTTTGTATGTTTTCTGTCTGTTTTACTTTTTTTCATCATCGTTCATTTTTTCGTAACGATCCGTGATTTCAACCAATAAAGGATCACGCATATTATCAGAACGATCAAACTCAAAATTAGAAATTCCAGGTAAATCTTCCAAAAGCTTTTGAAATTTAGCTACCGCTAAATACTTTAATTTAATGTCATTTTGTGTAGCATCTCCCGCAAAGACAATTTTAGAATCCTTACCTAATCTTGTAACGATAGTATATAATTCGTTAAAATGAAAATTTTGGAATTCATCCACTAACACTATTGTGTTTTTCTTAAAAGTATATCCACGCATAAACTGCACAGGTACAAATTCAATAGCTTTAGATTCTATTAATGATTTTAAATCATGTGCAGGGATGATCTCACTGAAATTTTGATAGAAACTTTCAGCAAATGGCCCAATTTTGTCAGATAATTCTCCAGGAAGAGCTCCAAGATCCACAGAGCCTGATGTAATAACGGTAGGTTTACAAAGAATAATCTTAGAAATCTTATTCTTCTTTAGTAATTGTATGCTGGAGTAACAAGAGACCCACGTTTTTGACGTTCCGGCGGGGCCAGTAACAATAACAATCTTGTCTTGCTCAATCTGTTTAACTAATTGCTTCTGTTTATCAGTAAGTTTTAGTTCTTTATTAATACTTAGAAATTCACGTGCAACGTCCTCTTCACGGATATATTTGGGTTTAGCTTTATTATTTGCTTTACTCATTTTAGATTAATATGCTGTTCTTATTAAATATCAATAAAATAAAAGGAAGTTACAATTACAGTGCCTTTGCAATGATACCTTTATAATTTAGTACTATTATTTCTATAAAGCTTTGGCTATGAGGTCACTTTCCGGAAATCGGATTTCGAACTGCTGATCTGGGTAAGAAACAATTATGTTATTCACGGGCATCATAAGATACCTATTATTTGCAACAGAAGCTGGTATAGGGCTATTGTTTCTATATCTTCCACTTTCAACCGGTTGATAAACTCTGCCACTGACAGGGTCTTGACTCGCATTTCCTAACCCAAATATGTTATAAAAGCTAATGTCAACGACATTGACTACTCCATTAATTTCCTGAAGAGCAGTAACGACATTTGCTATCATAATAGGCTGATTGATGTTCCAATTATTTGAATTGAAATAATCTCTTAACTTATTTAAACAGTCAACTAACACTTGTTGTTTATTCTTCTTGTCTGTTAATACTGTAAATTCTACTTGAAAGTTTACTACTCTTGCATCCACAACATCAATCCAATCTCCTATTACTCTTTTAGAAATAAGAAACTGTTGTATGTTTTGTTTTAATAATTGATTTGGAGATATAAATAATCCACTTGTAGGATCTTTGAACGCTGTAAGTAATTGCCCTGATTCATCGATACCTAATACATATAACCTTGCTTTTTCTCCAATCCATAATGTTGGAAGTTGGCCCAGTAATTGTAACGATACAGCATCCAATGTAGATACAACGTTACTTGCTCCAATCATAGCTGTTCCTGTTCTTAGATTTGCCATGAAGCTGGATATTTGTTGTGCAATCAATTGCCTACCAATTGCTGTTGGATCAGCTAATAGATTTGCCATCAAGGTGTTAACACCATTTTCTACTTGTTGGAAGTTAGCCACCATAGGTTTCATTTCTTCATATGAAATTCTAAATGGCCTTCCAAATTCTGGAGGCATTGTACTTAGAATAGCTTTAACGTCTTCATAAGTAACAGCTCTGTCTTGTGCTGCGAATACTTTTCCAGCAGTAACTCTTATCTCTTCACTTGAAGGTACGTCTTTACCACCAAGTGCCGGAATTAAATTGGCTACAGATAATGAATTTCTTACTTGTTGTAAGATTGTTAAGTTTGCAGTAGGGCTTGCTGGAAAGAAGTTCTTTGCAACTATTGTATTCAATTGTCCTGTAATAATATTCGTTTGTTCACCACCACCTACTCTATACTTAATGAATAAGGTTGAATTAGGTAAAGGAATCTCTCCCAAAGAAGTATTATTTAATACTTGGTTGAAAGAAACAGTGTTTGGATCCACCGCGGTCTGAATCATATTGTTAAATGACGCAAATGACGTGCTGCTTGATCCAAATGTTAAGGAAACAATATCGTTCACATCTCTACGAACAATAAATCTTTTAGATATAGGAGTATCAACCCCTTGTTGAACTGCAGGAGTAATGAAACTAGCTAAAGCTTGTGTCGATACTGTTGTCGGACTTAAAGGTAAAAATGCTGTGGAATCAGAAAGAGCTCTTACTTCTGTCCAAGTCTTATTAGGATCATTGAAGTCATCATCTATTGGAGCAACGAATGTATTTGTGGGGACATTCAAGATACTTACAATTTGTGTAATGTCTTGATCGTCCATTGTAACAACTAAGAAAGGTTTTGCTAAGTTATTGGATACAAAGAAACGTTGTATTTTCGTTTGTCCTGCAATCGCCACAGCTGTTTTAGTTATGGTGAAATTTATAATTAGATTATTACCATCCAAATTAGGAATAACATTTCTATTAAATTGGTCTGCAAAGTTAACTTCTTCTAATACTTCAAAACTTACTCCACTATCTGATTGCAAAGCCATCCCTGATTTAATAGATACTAAATAATCAGGGTCTGGCTGTACAACTCCACTAATTGTAACAAAAGGAACAGTTAATGTAAGTGTTACTTGTGTTTGTGCAGGAGTAGAACCTGTTTCAAAGAATCCCAGGTCTTTGGCAATGCGAGTAATTGATTCTGCAGCTTGAGCTGTTGATAAGAATGATTCGTTAAATGTTTTATCTGTATAGAAAGAAAGCATATCTCCCACGAATGCAACCATTTCTAGATACATCATATCAGGCGTGGCGTCGTTTATAAAGATAAATTTGTCAGGATGGTATAACTTACTCCAGTTTATTAAATCCGCACGGATAGAATTAAAGTCACGACTCAAATAGTTAATTTGAGTTCCTGCTGTAGAAGAAGGAGTTGCTACCGTTGGATTAGTTGATACTGTTGCCATTATATGATTATCGAAAATTGGGTGACATCGGTGATGGGAGTTGAAAACGTAATTGATACTTCTAAATTAGCAACTTGATCATCTAAATTTTGTGTTAATGTAATATCATTAAATATGATTCCAGGAAATTGTTGTTGTAGCTCTGATTGTAGTTCATCTGCAAATCCTGGTAAAGCAGATGAAGGAATTAATTGGTGTTGTAATGTGGGGAGAAAGCTCCCAATCGCATTACCTCTACGTTGGCCCTTCTCCGTTAGTAAAAACGCGGTTATTGCGCTTTGTATCGCATCATTAGGAGTCGTCGCCCTTGATAAAGAGTGCGTATTGAGATCCTCTGTAAAAGGAAAATGAAGCGAAGCACTAGGTTTAGCCATTTAATGACAGATTACTCTTATTAATGTTGGATTAATATTATTCGATGCACACGTTACTGTGACAGTATTATCATCTATTGCTGAAATGTAAGGGAAATCTGATGGCTGTCTGAATCCTACAATCAAAGTTACACTCGGCGTATAACCTAAATTGTGTGGGAAGATAAACGTATTGCCAAAAGTTACCGGTACAAATCCTGAATCTTTCGTTTCTGTCGTTGCAATGGCATTAAGTCTAGCAATCTCTCTAGCTTTATCAGACAAAGGGATTCCCGGCGTCAATAACTGTGTTATCTGAGACGCCAATGTAATCAATCTATTCTCTATTCCTGTCTGTCTTAACATTATGCTGAGATGGTTATATTCTTAGCTTGTCCTTCTCCCAATTGTTTCAATATATCAAAGTCTGCTGTAAGCTTCTGATACGCTGCCTGTATATTCGGTGCTGTTACTGCTGGTGCAACTGCATACCCATTATTACCGATGCCTGGAGAAGTGTTTAATAAAATAACAATTTGATTCAATAGATCCAATTGACTTCTCATGAAGGTAAATAAAGGATCACCCAACACAGGATGAAGTCTTTTATTAGATTGACTTGATAGAATACTCAATTGCTGACTCATAACCATTAAATTATCTGTCATTTCAATTAAAGTGGTCTTGTTATTCACTCCTTGGTTCTGTATAAGTGTAGTTTTGCCCGTTTCAAATAGTAGTTTGTTATTATCTTTACCTCTTATTCCCACGCTAGGATTAGTTTGCCTTGCTTTACTTTGTAAAGCTGGTCGGCCTGCAACAGTTGGGGTATTACCATATTTTGTATTAATGGATGTCTCCGCATTCTTCCAAGCTCCAGAATCTTGTTCTGGCTGTAAACGAGTTTGATCAAAGATATCTGTTGCTGATAGCTCAGGCACTGCGCTGAACCATACTCTTCCCATCATTGGATTCGCCGGATCGAATAAAGCTACGAGTACTACGCTATTATTTTCAGGAGTGTCAATCATTCTTCCATGAGCAGAAATGCACCATGGAAGTTTATCGTGTCCAGATGTTGTAGTTAAGTTACCTGAGTCATCTACATAAAAAGGATTATCTAATAAAGGAATACGAATTCTTAATCTATTTGCATTTGATGGATCTTTCGAATCAATAACCTGACCCAAAAAGAAAGTCCTACCAAGCCCCGAGTTTTCGTGGTTGATGGTAAGATCCGTCATTTTTGTTTTAAGTAAGTCTTTCGGCCTACCGGAGGTTATCCTATTTGGTTCCATTATCCTTTGACTCTGTCAGCCATTTCTTTTCTTAACTTAAGAATCTCCTTATAAAGATTCTCAAGGTTGTCGCATTCTTTTAAAACATTCTGTCTCACTCCTGCGGCTTGTGAAGCTAAGCGAGATACTCGTTGTCTTAATTCTTCTTCTGTGATTGTTGAAAATTGATTATCCATTAGTCCTGTTCAGTTTCAAAAAATTCGTCAATAGCTTTAAGTAAATTCTCAGGGCTTTCATCAGTTCCAGAAGCCTTTTCCAAGATTTCTTTAACCTTAACACGATCTTTCCATATATTAATGATTTTAATATATCTATCTCTCGCTTGTCCTTTAATTTTTAAAGCATCATTTAGATACGTTCCGTACATTTCCTTTCCATTGACGTCATTCATTACTTGTGACTTGTAAAAGGCTATGTTTTGTTCTGTTTCTTCTATGTCTGCTTCGCATGCTTCTAATATTTTATTTAAAAGTGTTTCTAATCCAGACGATGAAACTTGTACATCTTCTCTCTTTTTTATCATTTATTATGGTTTAATAATAAATAGGAAGTTACTTCTTCTGTTTCTTCTTAGATTTACCTTTTGGTTGGACTAGCATATCATATACCAAAGACTTATATTTCTTTAGACTACGTGCCACTACTGGTGGATTCAATTGAGTATAATGGCACAGAAGCCTTACAAACTCATTTTTACTTTGGAATTCGAGCCTATGCCAGTTGGAAAGCATATATTTTAGTGTGTTTCCAACGATTAGGTCGTTTTTATTAAGACGTTTTGTTTCCACAGTCTTCTCTAACTGTGCTACAAGACCCTTTTTAAGTTCTTCAAACTCTTCTGGATTACGTCTGTTGTCGGGGATATGTTCGCCAATTTCATCCACATCAAGAACTCCACCATGTTTGGCGATGTATCCATCATTTTGGATCTTTAAGCCAAGAATATAGTGTTTTACAACTGTTCCCAGGTAGGAATAAGCTCTTACAGGATCGCCTGACTTACCTATTTTATTAGGATTGAACTTATCTAGTTGGAATATTACGTGGTAGTATGCGTCTTCCTTTAATTGATCTCTATTAATACCTATAATCTTTTGAAACATAGGCATGGTCATGACACCATCCACAAGTTTCTTTAAGCAAGGATCAATAATTGTCTCAAAGACTTTATTCTTCTGAGCAGTTGAAAGATTGCCACTCAAATAATCTTTGATAGCTTGTTCTTGTACTTCGGCAAAGTAACTTTTTGGGTTAACTGAGCCAGGTTTTGGTTTCCTTCCGCGTTTTGCAGGAACTTTCACCTCAACTTCAACCTTTACTTCTTTATTTTCGTTTTGATTCGCATGCATTAATTCGTATTAGATGTGCCAAAAGCCTGGCTGAAGCGTAATATTGATTGTGACATTCCCGGCAGGATCTATTTCTGTGAAGTAGTTAGTTATTCTTGCGTCGTATAATTGTATTGATCTGAATAATATGATTCCTTTATATAAACGTACAGTATATTGGTGTACACCTGCAGTCATATAGTTATTGAATATCTCTTTGATTGCTTCTGCTCCCTCGAGATCAGTATGCATTGTAATATTCACAACACATGCCTCTCGGGCTGCAGGATTACCGAAACCACCTTTAGTTTCAACATTCATCTTAACGTTGGATACTTGTCCTGGATCGAAATGGACACTGCCATCGATGGTTAATGAATAAGATAATGTTCCTGATGGATTAATTATCTCTTCGCCTGTAGATTCTGTATGGAATATTTCGGAACGGATTTGTTCCAACGCTTTATTAAGTGCTGCCAAGTCTTTTGATGGCAACATTTGTTCAAGCGTTTTCTCTTCCTCTGGGACAAACGGAGGTGGAGGGCCTATCTTTTTACTGTGTACCGAAGGAAGTTTAAACTTCGGCTTGGATCTTCTTGGGAGCATTAAGCTGATTGAGAGGCTTGTGCTGCTCTAAAGTGCAAAAGTTTTTCTTCTTGCGGCACATCCTTGAGTTCGTAATCTTTGATACATTTCAAAGTTATTTTCGGGATCCCTAGAACGGGAATGTCAGCGCGAATAAGACGGCTCAAGAATTCAAAGAAGGAATAATATTTTAATGTTGTATTGAATGCGTGTTTCTTTGCGATTACTGTAGGAATCAAGGCTCCATAAAGAAGTAAGTCGATTCCACGTGTTGCCAACGTTAAATCAAGTTCTCCTACGTTTTCTGCAAAGTATGGTTTCCAGATTGAAGCATTGAGGAATCCTTTAAAATGAGGAGCTGCTTTTTCAACGGGAGTGCAAAGCTCTACAATGGGAAGTTTAATTACTTCCATTGGGCCTTTATCATCAGTTCCTAGATCCGCATACTTAGCGTAAATGTCTGAAGCAAATTCCCTTACAATACTTCCATCGTTAACAAGTACAATATATCCATCGTCTCCTAATGTAGAAATTATCTGATTTAAAGAAGTCTCTTCGTTAATAGTATCATTGAATATGGCAACGTTATAAGTATCTCCAGGTTGTAGATTGCGTTCAATAGATTGTCTAGTTTCTTCTGATACTTCAATTGTAGAGGTTGTGGTAACGATATAATTAATTTTCATTGTGTTTGTTTGATAAGATAAATTCTAAAGGATTGCCTCCGGTGTATTCTATATGCCCTTTTATTTCATTGCCGTTCTTCGTAACTTCTATCTTTGTAAATGGAAGTTTAAAAGTTTCTATAAGTCTACCGGATAATTCTTGCTTTAATGTAATGATTGTATTCTCAGTCCAAGATTCATGGATATATGGTTTTAGAACTTCATGTATCGCCAAATATATAAGTTTGTTTTGAAACGTATAATTTGTAGGGATTTCTAAAGTGTCTATATCCGAATTATGAGTTATCATATTATTCTTTTATTGGTTCCTTTGTTAATACTCCCAAATGAATTAGAGAATGAAAAGCTAATGCTTCCCCTTGAGACATTGTATTGCCTCTGATTCCCATTACAATTTTGCAAGCTTCGTTAATTGCAACCATATCTTCATATGTTGCAGACATCGCTGCGATTTTTGTAAAATCAATTACCCAATTTGTGGGTGCTGTTCTTACTTGTTGTATTACTGCCATTTATTAAATCTCGTTATAACCGTTATTATAATCAACTTACTTCTTTTCGTACCATTCCTTTTCAGGCTCTGGTTCTGCTGGGATTATGTTAATGGTTTCATTATTTTGTTTCGTTTATTTCCGCAATTACTTCGGCTACTGTTTTTACTTCGTCTGCCTTGAAATCGATTGGCATTGTATCTATTGCTGTATCCAATTTTGACTCGTCTACCGCTTGTTTAACAGCAGTGAATAACTTGATCTTATTCATTTGTAGTTCTTCATATACATTTAGAAGCTTTGTCTTTACTACATCCGTGTGATACTTATCAAGGATCGCTTTATCTTCGATTGGTCTTACATTGTTCTCAAGCCAGTTAACACAAAATTCCGCTACTGCTTCCACAATCATAAATGGATCGTTTGAGGGAAGCCATACAAATCCTTCTTGATCTACAAGGTGTTCCATTCCTCTTCCGAATACTCCAATAGTTGTTACACCACAAGCAATCGCTTCTAATGGAGGAGCAGGATGCCCTGCCTTCTCATCTACGAATACCATTGCTGCACTAGTTCTTAGTGACTCTGCATATTCGTTTGTATCCATCTTCTTTAGAATCTTGAATTGGAACATATCTAAGAAAGGATACTTGCTGTAGAAGATATTGATAAGGGATTGTGCGTCCTCTCTGCTACGACAAGATAAAGCAATTTCAGGCTTTATAAGATTCGCATCCACAGGAGAAAATAATTCTCTATCAATATCATAACCTACCACATGATAAGTAAGGTTTGGCCATAGTTTAGAATAGTCTTCTTTCAACTGTTCTGAAACACAAAGTACATCTGTAAATCCTAATGATGCCCAGTTCGCTCCAGGTTCTGCTGTTGCAAATCCTCCATAACCAAAAGCCATAACAACTTTGTGTAATGTCTTTGTTTCTGCGAAGCCTGTCATCACAGTCCAGAAACCTTCTGGAATAATGATTGTATCTGTTGGAGAGAAAGCAAATGATGGCTTAGAATATCCACCTGATTTCTTTTTCTCAGATAGATAAATGATCTTTGCTTCTTTAAGTAGTTCTGGTTTTTGAATCCAGTTCGGGCGAAATCCTTTTACTTCATGAAGGATAATTGCATTGAACCCCATTTGATTCAAGTAGTAGGCATGTTCGTATATTACTTTAACAGTAGAACATGGGAAAGGAATGTCGGGTGCGTAAAACAAATACCTATTTTTACGATCTCCCAACTGAGAAAAAATCTTCTCTAATTTCTCATAGCGTTCTTCTTTACGTTGCTCAAGAGAAAGACCTGCATCTCTTTGTTGTTTGGCACCGTCATCTAAAGCTTTTTGAAAATCAGATTTCTTTGCTGCTCTTTTAATTTTACGTTCTATGCTCATTGTATAATTTCTATTTCATTAAATCTAATAAATCTTTTGCTCCCAACAAAGAATTACTTCACTTTGTCTTTTATCTGCTTTTCGACTTTCATGAACCAATCCATTAAACTCTTTGATGGTGTGCTGTATTTGCCTCCCACTTCAATAATCATACTTGGATCTTCAAAAGGGTCATAACAACTGATCAATCCTTTCTTTAATTCATTTATCTCGTCTTCTGTATTAGTAAAAACCACTTGCTTTACAAATAAGCCGGCACGAGATAAGAATGCGAATGTGTTTGGTATCTTCCTTGTATGAGTACATCTGTCGATCAACACAATATCACATAGTTTAGATTGTGCTGTATTGATTACATTCACATCAGACTTATTGTTGATTGCCCCTTGACCATACAAAGCATAAGACCATTCTTCTAAGAATTTAAGTCTGTGCTCATTAGTCATAAAGTACTTCTTCAATGTAATATCAAAGTCTTTACCGGAGTTACTTGTGGGGGGAATTTGTTTAGAATAGAAGTCTATGATGGCTGGATTCTCTTTGACTGCTTTATTCCAATAACTGTTCTGATCTATTAAATCTTCTTGTTGGAGATTGGCTGCGCCGCTCATGCCTACCAGTATCTGTTCTTTTAATTTCAAATACATATCTTTGAATTCTGGAATTCTTAGACTATAGTCTAACACTATTCCGACACGTGGTCTAATCATTTTTAATGGTTTCTTCTTTTGGTAAAACAACCTGGTTTACTTGATTTGTACACATAGCTTTGAAAGGACAATAGTTACAAGTATAACTTGCATCTGCTCTTCCACTATGTTTTGCTTTGGGTGCTATTCCCACTGTTGATGTACCTATTTCTTTAGCTACACGTTTTATGTCTGCAAGGATATCATCGCTGAATTCTTGGCTAATATTAATTTCGTATTGTTGTATGTTGATTGGAACTCTTGCCAAAGCCACAAATCTAGTACTGATGTTCTTTGGATCAATTCCATTCTTTACTGCGAAGAAGTGTTTGTATAATGCCAGCTGCCCAAAGAATCCTTTATCTTCCTTCTTCTTTTCAATGTCCCAAGGCTTCATAGCTGTTTTAAAGTCAATAATTATATATTTATCACCTTGTTTTAAAACAAGGTCAATAATTCCTTTAAAATAAATTATTTGATTAGTCTCTTCGAAAAGAGGTTCATACATTTCTATTTCGGATCCCACGATTTCCCAACCTTTATATCTATTAAGAATATCCAACTCTTTTAGAATTGCTACACCTTCTGGTAACATTTTCTTGCCGAAATACGAATTTGCAAATACTTCTCCTCCTCCTGCGGCTAAATGTTTTTTTAAAAGTCCTTCATATAAAATATGACTATGTTTTTTGTTTACTATATCCTCAATGGTAGCATGAATTGCTGTCCCAAAAATAAGAAATTCATTTGATCCTTCTGCGTAGTTAAGGTCTTTAAGTAAATGATATTTAAAGGCGCAAGAAGAAAATAAGCGGTATGTGGAAAAAGATATGTAATCTCTCATGTTATTTTCCTCCGTTTAGTTTAGAAAATGATTGATAAGCACTTATAAGATTTACTTGGGCGTCAGTGCCGGGACCCCAATGTTGCATTACTTCTGAAAATTCTTCTACTTCATGATCAATTGTACTTACATCACTTCCGTCCGGAGTGAAGCCAATATGACATAATTCATGATGTACTAGTCTTAGCTTCTCATCCCAATTCATTTGAGACCAGGTATCGAATCCAATTAGGATCAATGCGTCTAGTCCGTGAAGAGTTCTTTGTAGTTCAGATTCTGCTTTCGCTTGGCCTAAAATTCTACCTTCGCCTTTCTTTCCTGCCTTCTGTTTGAAGACATAGCCAATGTTAATGCCTGACAGCTCTTTCTTAAATTTGGTAATAATAAATCTACCAATCTCAGAAACTTCATCAGCAAGTAGGAACTTTTGGGTAGCAGCCGGCCAATTGGCGAGTGGTACTTCTTTATGTTCAAACCCGTATCTCTTTGTTAGAACGTCTCCTGTAGAGACTACATCTAATATTCCTTCGTCTTTAGTTGCCATTGTATTTCTTATTTCATTCGTTTTACAAATTCATAAAATTCTCCTCTTGCCAAGTTCCCATTGTCCATGAAGACACCTGATAATTTGGATGTTACCATTGTTGCATTATGTTTAACTCCTCTTACGCAGGCACATAAATGGTTTGCTTCTAACATTACAGCAACGCCTAAATTACCTTTACAAGTCTTGTTAATAAAATCATGAATTTGCATTGTAAGATTTTCTTGGATCTGTGGTCTGCGGGCGAAATGTTCCACAATTCGATTTAACTTTGAAAGTCCTACAATTTCACTATTAGGCGCTGGGATATAAGCAATGTGTGCTTTTCCCATAAAACTTAAATGATGGTGTGCACACATAGATTTTAAATCTATGTTACCTTCAAATACCATTCCGTCATAAGCTTGTTCACCGGTATTTGCAAATGTAGTGATTTTAGGAGTGTTGGCATAACATCCTGCGATGAGATCATTTACGAATGACTTAGCTACTCGTCTTGGAGTATCGCTTGCATTCACATCATTCTCCCAATCAAATTTAAGGGAGGTTAGGAATTGGCCATAATGGTAGGCTGCTTCCTCAATCATTTTTTGTTTCTCGGCATCTGTTAATGGAAGGTTTCCATTGCAAACGATCAAGTCACTTTTAGTTTCAATTTTCATTTTTAAGTTTTTGGATTCACTTAAAAATATAAAATCGGTTAACCAATATCAAGTTATCTCGATAATAATAAAAAAACCCCATCTATGAGGATGGGGTCTGGACGCGGCAGATAGCCAGGATATTACTCCGGGATTTTCTTTACTTCGTAACTGTCGAATTAATCCGAATTACTTCAGAACGTTTGAGAGACCGGAAGTTGGCCTTACAAAAATCGTAATAAGAAATGTTGGTCGCTGTTCCCAGGTTGCCGGTTTTCTTTGGATGCTTTTCAACAGGTACAATGGAAAGGTCCTGTGTTCCTGCGGCGTAACGGATGGTTCCATCTTTCTTGCGAAAAGTGAAACAAACAACTCCCGTTTTAAGCTTATTTTCGAGTTTCTGGTCGAGAGACAGTTTTGCTGATGACATATTATATGTTTTTTGGTTTGTATAGTAAATTTACCAGCTTTATTCTTACGAACCTCCCTTTTTTGGATTTAGGGTCATATTTAATGTTATAACTGGTCACCAGGCTAATGTCTTATAAGAATAGAAGAAAAGAAAGAATACAACGTCTCATTGACGAAGCTATTAGTAGGATAGAGACCGACTTGGTCGCCTTACATGAATTAGCTCCTCCGGCAATTAAATTAACTATGGCTGACCTAGCCAAAGCTAACCCTGACCAGATATCTAAAATCGCTCAGAAATCAAACATCAACGTTGTTGATAAGATTCAAGAGGCAGGAGAAGAAACACCAGTCGAAGAACCAATGCCTAAAGGCGATCAGATTGCTGACGAAGAAGGTAAAAATGATGTAAAGCAAACACAACAAGAGATTGCAGTGTATAATTTACAAAATTGGGCAACCCAATTACAAATACAAATAGGAGAAGGGCAAGAAGCACCAAATGGATCTATTCGTTTCGGTTATTTTAGTCCTGAGTCTCAACAAATGATTAACATATTAGTATTATCTAATGGATTAATCAAGATGAGCGGTCATATCGTACAAGATTTCAATGACTTTAAGAATATCACACAGTTTCACAAAGAGGGATAATGGCAGAGATGAAAAGCAATGATACTGGGTTAACATGGGAAGAGTGGAGTCAACACATTCTCAAAGAATTAGAGCGTTTAAACCTGAATTACGAGAAGATACAAAAGGAATTGTCCGACGTTAAAGAAGAACTTGCGGTTATAAAGAACCAACAAACTACTGTCGGAGAACTAAAGCAATGGAAAAAAGACATTGATGAAGTATTATCTCCTACCGATATGAAAGACCTTAGAGATGAAGTTAAAGCGTTACAACATTTCAAGACAGTTTCTACAACTGTTTGGGTAATTGCTCAAATTCTTGTAGGTTTGATAATAGCTTTCAAAGATAAAATTTTCCACTAAAGATAAACAGATACAAACTAAAAAGGCTCCAATTGGAGCCTTTTATATTAACCTTATTTTTCGATTTGTAATCTCTTCTAACCTTTTCTTCAGATACATTACCTGTAGAGCATTCTCTTGATAAACATTCCCTGCATCTACTCCATAATCAGATGGGGATGGTTGTGATGGATCATCGTCTTGCATTGAGCTTGCATCAAAATGACTTACGTTCTTATGGACCTTCTTAATTGGGATAAATAAAGGCTTATATTCTTCTTTAGATAACAAAGATAATAAATCACTTAACGTCTTCATATTCTTTGTCTTTGCAAACAAAGGAGTATCTGTTGAATTGATTGGTAATTCTGTAGGTGCTGTTGCAGGTAGTATGCTTGTGTGAGCTAGAATGTGTGGGTTGGCCAAGCGAATACGAATAATCTTGAAAGAGTTATTCTTCGCGTGATCTAAATGAACTACATTACCAACCTGCTTCTCAATCTGATAAGCGTATAGTCCTTCAGTAGTCCTGTGTAAAACCAGTCCCTTTGTAACTATTTCTTTTTCGTGTTCTGGAAGCATTCTTGTCTTGTACGTATGTGTTTTCTGATAATACGATGTCAAAATTTGATTCTCCTTGAGCACAAGCTGTTAGGAATCCATCTACATCTGTCTTATCTAATTCAAACCATTCTAATTGTACATTCTTATCAGTAAAACGTCTATGTAAATAACCTTCTAATTGATAATCGTGTTTTGTTTTGAATTGGTGAACTATTAAAAGGGTTTCGTTATGCCCTGTTTGTAACTGATTTACCCGTGTTTCTGTATTTTTAGAAACACCTATTTTATAGAAATTAGTCGTACCCGCTCTTAATAAATATACGTTCATAATAAAGTATTGGTTAATATTTCTTTGATATTCTTATAATCTTTGTATGTAATTTCTAATAGTTTAATACCTTTTTCTTTACAATAATCTTTTTTAAAATTATCACTTTCGTTTATGGTTTTAAAAGCAGGTTCTCCACCATAATGATCTACTGGTTTATAATGTTGTACTAAGTAAATAGTCATGTTATTAGTTTTGCATATATGCTCCGTTATCTCCGATTGTGGTTCTCATACCGTTTGTTGATTTATCGTGCAATAGACTTAGAATTTCCTTTTCAACTTTCTCAGCTGTTCGGTTGCCATCTTCATCATTATATTCTGAATAGACTCCCAAACGGTTATCTCCATAATATATAATGATCTTATAAGATGGTTCTGATAGCTTAGAAGATTGGTAAGCATTAGGAACAGATATAACCATCATTCCATTTTCTTCATCTTCTACTTTGAAACGAGTTCTTACAACTTTGGCAATCGCATCCCCTGAGAATTCAACTTCGACTCCATTATCAAATTCCTTTAATTCATCATATTTGCCTTTCAACAAATAACGATCGTCTTCACGTGGAGGTTCTGGAGCTGTTTCAGGCTCAATATCGTCAGTAATAGTAATCACTGCAGGTTCTACTACAACAGGTGCATGTTCCAATGCATCTTTGATTTCTTTAAATTTGGCTAAAATTTCTGTAATTCCAGAAATAGTATGTGGTTCTAGGTTATCATTGTTTAAAACAAGATCCTCAATGTTATTGATGATACCTTCCATAGACCTACGAAGTTGTACTGCCTTCTGAGCAATGTCCTTTTCTGATTGTCCTGGAGTTTCTGTTGAAGCAATGACTTCTGATTCAATATCACATTCAGGATCTTTTTGACCTTCAATGTAATCTTCCATCTTGCCACCCTCTTCTTCTACAACTGCAGGCTCCATTTTCAAACGAGCTAAACGATTTTTAAGACGTTCAATCTTGTCTTCTTGGGCTTTCAATTTTGCAATGTAACTCATCTTTGCGCCTCTACCCATAGCAGACCACAACTCATCGTCTTCCATTTCGGCTTTACGAAGGTCATGTGCTGCTTGTAATTGTGATAACTGCGCTTCCACTTCTGGAGCTGCAGCTTCGTTTAGTTTATCTTTGTCCATTATTTACCTCCTAAATCTCTGTATCTTTTATAAAACACGTGAGCTATTTGATGTGCATTCATATCTTCTGCTGCTCTAAATCTTCTATAAGCTTTTGCAACATCAGTAATTGCAAACGCCATACGCTGTGCTAATTGTATAGCCATCCCTTTACTTCCTCTTGCTTTTGTAAGGATATCGCTTATACGCATTTCATCCTTTGAATCAGGAGCATATGGATCTTTATATTCTTCTAAAGTTTGTTCTTGAATTGGTGCCGGAGCAAGTTTTAATTTTGCTTTAGCTTCTCCCATGATTTGTTCAATTAACAATTGAACTTTTAGATCCTTACCCTCAGTCATTGATTCTTTTTTTAATGTGCCTATAACTTGTTTTGTGATATTAGTTACAATATCTTTTAAATGAATATAAAAATCGTTAGCAGTGTGTGCTTGTACTTCTTTTAATACAATGGCTATCAATTGTTCAAAGGACATTCCTTTTAATAGATCTGATCCGCCTTGTGTGAATTTATAATATAACCCTTTGAGTTGCATATCCATAGAAGCTGGATACTTTACTTTGAATTCAGCTTCAAATTGAGGATTCGTCTTACTTATTCCGTATTGATTCATGGTATCTAAAAAATCTGAGAAAGCAAAACGAAGTTTGCTTGCCAGTTCCATCATGAACTTTTGTTCAATGGGCCCGCCTTGTGTTGCAGCCTGTCTCTGTCTCATAAGCTCTAAAGCTTTTTCGTCAGGTCTTGGAACATATTTGTCTTCTTCTCCCATTTCTTTTAAATATGTAGATGATTCATAAATAAGCGGTATAGAAAACCAACCAACATATTTTCTGTTAACTTTTTCTAACTTATTTAAAGGCTTTCTATATGTTTGTTGATGGTTTAAGGTAACAAATACACTTTTTCTATCAGGAGATACGTTTTTCAATACGTATTCATGTGGATCATCTTTAAATTTTAATAAAGGACCTGGGCCTGTTAACCCATATTGTTTTATAAGATATTCAAGATTCGGAACCCATAATTCTTTTAAATCTTCTTTTTCAGGCATTAAACGAGCTATGCGAAAATTAAGCATAGGCTTTCCATTTACTGTGGGTTGGCCTAATTCATTGGTGCCAAACTCTTTTACAGTTACTTTCTTATTCTTCCACTTACCTGTAAGAATCACATCTCCTACCTTCAAATCGACTTTCATTACTTAATAACAGTGATTTTGATTTTTGTTCCGGGATCTAACTTATAATCTCTTATACGTTTCGCCATACCTCTTACAGTTGTGGTGAATTCTAGCTCTGGAGTTACTGGTGCAGCAGATTTTCCTGTCAAAGTTTGTACTTCTTCAGGATTCATTTTCCTTACACCTTGTTGGAATATTCTATATTGTTGGGGTTGCATAAGATCCAATAAAGAAATGTCTTTAGCTGCCCATCTTCCATCTATCTTATTTAGCGTTTGGATGCTCTTAGAAGAAGGATCTAACTTGATTGTCTCTCCTTGGTTGAAAACGGTTTCCCATTCTTTATCTGCGGAAGGTAATTGAAATGTCGTGGTGACAAGAAAATAGCCAGTCGGAAGCCTCACTTCTTTAAGCATGCTTTCTATCAACTGTTGTGTTCTTTCTTGTTTATTCATTCTTATGCATTAAAATTATCATGTCCTGCGGACATTTTTGAGTTCCACCGAAATAAGGGAAAAGCTCATAACCATAATTTACCATATTCAATCCATGATTCACTATCTTTTGCTTCAAAAGATTATCTGGTCCTGTTATAACTAGTGAATACTTATCAGATTGTCGAATAATTGTCATCTTATATTGTACCCCTGTTTTCAAAGTACACATCCATTCTTCTTTTCTTATTCCGTCTACATAATAATATGCAAATATTTGAATGCCATTATTAGAATGCCACCCAAATCTGATTGAATTATGATGGTGATACCCGTATGACAAGCCAAATAGTTTATTAATATCCAAATTATGCGGATAAGCCATAGTATACGCACAAGAATCTTGGAATATAACATCGTAAGAGAGCCTGATTTGCTTTAAATACAAACTCAACCTTAATAGGTTCGAACAATAGTGATGTCCTTTCTTTATTTTCCAAGACTTAAAGTCTTCTTTATCTAGAGATACCATGTGTTTGATCTTGCCAAAATTGATAAAAACCTTTATAAGCTATTACACAACATATTGTCAATGGAATAAACATTCCAACACTAGTTAACATTATGGCTAAGACTCCATCGTCGGCTGCATTAGAATACGCATCATAACACCAACCTAAATTAAACAATTGAGCTATCAATAGAGCAAACCCAATTGCAAATAACTGTAAGTAACGGGCACCCCACATTACTCTTACCCAATTCTTCCAACTATGATCTCCATTCGTGAAATCATTTGGGTTTAAAGGTGCTCCTCCTGGATCTCCTGCTGCCATTAGCCTACGTATATTTTAAATATTTGTCCGTACTTTGTATAAAGCGCCCACACTAGTGGTGCTTTGCCATCCTTTTTATCAAACTCTAAGATGTAAATTATATTTCCACCGTCTTGTGCTGAACTGATTGTTAAAGTACATGCTGGTAGATGGGCTAATACAAATTGTAATCCATTCAAAGCATCTTTATCTGAAACTTTAACAGTATTCACTTCGCCTTTAGCTTTAATAACGAAATCTACGGTGGGAAGAATAAAAGAATGCATCAGATTCATATCACCTTTAAGAATGGCGTCTTGCAATGCTAATTCAAAAGCACTTGAGGCTTCAGTGTTCAAAGCCATCATTTGCGTTATCTTTGGTTTTATTGTATCTCTGGATTCATGTGAGCTAACACTTAATGGTATTAGAGCCATAAACGCGATTAGAAGAAGGGATTTGATTACTCTGGTCATCTTGGTCTGGTTTTAGATATCCACGCGGATTGTTTAATTAAATATGATAAAAAAACCGGAAGATTACTTCCGGTCTGATTAATATTAGTTTTACGTTATACAGCCAAGGCCTTTTCAAAAGCTTCACAAATATCAACAAAACTATCAACATCGGATTGATCTAGCTCAAACCATTCTCCTGTTTTATGTTTTTGTTCAAAAAACTTGTGTAATTTTGACTCTAGTTTAACACCTGCGATTGTTTTAAAAGAACTTTTTAAAGATATTTTAAATGGTGCGCCACGTTGTATTTGTACAAGACGATGATATGGAGAATTTGTTGTGTAACCTATTTTATATAAATTTGTTTCTTCCCATTGTAGGAGATAAATGTGAGTACCTACATTATTAGAATTTTCGTGAGCAAGTTTTAATAATTCAGTTTGATGATCTGCTAACTCGCCTGCTGATCCTCTTATTAACTTTGTTGTTATATTATTGCGATATTCAGGAATCAACCAATTTTCTTTAGTTTTATTACCAAGTTCATGTTTAACTTTATCTGTGTGCGTTTTACCAAACATTGGGTTTTTATCACCTTGACGAGCTATTGACTTCTTTTTACGTGTTTCCACGGAATTCTTTAATAATCCTTGTTCTGATAACAGTTGGCGAGTTTCTTTTGATTTTTTATATCCTTCTTTGTTCCCAAAATTTTCAACCTTTGCTTTATGCCCAGCTTTCCATTTAGCGTAATCTTTAAGGGTTGGGAAGTACTTCATAGCTTCACCACAACCACATTGGCATTGTGGAATGACATTATCATAAACATATTCTAGAACCGTTTCTGACGCATTTATTCTGTGTTTAAACCAATTATGATGTATTAATTGTTTTATTCCTCCAGACTGTGTTCCACAAGTTTTACAAATAAAAAAGTTTTCCATTATTTTAATAGTTTGTTATTTCTATTAAATATGGAAAACTTTTATGAATTTCAAAAAGAATGTTTAGATCCCCCCCCCCCTAGAACGCCTGGTCAAAAGAATCCATTTGAATGGTTAGACTTATCTGTGCGATTGAGTCATCTTCCATATTTATTTCTCCACCATCGAATTCAGTGATGAAACATCCATATAGATAGAATTTTTGAATTACTGTTCCGTCTGGAGCTTCCATATTAAGAGTTAATGTCTTTTTATATGTTCCTGCATATCCGCCTTTACCTGTAGCAAAGTCAGTATGTTGTCTCTGCCATTGTAGAAGCTTTTGAAACACTGAAGTTCCAATAGCATCTCTGAAAACAATAGTAATGGCTTCCATCTTCGTCTTTCCTTTGTAGAAAGTAGAAAGATTCTTGAACATTACTTCTTTGCTTTCATTAGTCATTTTAGGACGTGATGCAGATACTTGTAATGTCTCAGGAATATTCATAGCCACTGGAAATTCGATAGACCATAAGTCTTTACGAATCACTTCGAACTGGTTCGGAAGCGTAGAAAACATCTGTCCTGAGTTAACAAGACCGGTTTTCATGGATTTGATTAGATTAAGGTTCATCATTGGTTTAATGTGGTTTGGTTATTTCTATTAAATATAAATCCCCAAATCTCGTTTTTATTTTTTCTTTTTCACTTTTCTTTTGTATTCAATTGCTTTATCTATTGCATAGAAAAAGAAATGTTTTACAATTTCTATGAGAAGCATGTGCATTACATGATAGGCTCAACAGATCCTGCAATTGGTGCTTCTGGCATTGCTGGAGCAGGTGCGCTATTCTTATAAGAAATGATCTTATCTAATAATGTAGCATCAAACTTCTTAGCAATGATTGTATTCTTTACGAATGTGGCCATACGAGCGATTTGTTTAATCTCGTCTTGAAGTTCTTCAGCTTTTTCATAATAGTCATCTCCCGATGCAATTGTGTTGGCGTCGATCTTCATTGTTTGAAGTTCCATAAGACCTTCATTGATATCTGCAAGAGTTTCGTCCATAAAGCTTTGGATTTGTGCAATGGCAACTGGAGGAATGATACCTGCAACTGTCTTTTCAACAGATGCTGGAGCTACGTTAGCTGCAACATCAGTAGCTTTATCTACTTTCTTCTCCTTAGGAGATTCTTTCTCTTTCTTTTCCACTTTCTTATCGTCTTTAGCTTCTTTAACTACAGATTCAACCTTACCCCAACCAGATTTAGCTCTGATTGCAAATTCGATTTCTCTGATTCTTTTAGTATCAGCTTCAGAATGGTCTTTCTTTTTTTTAAGAGTAGAAAGTTCTGATTTCAATTCAGATTCGTTATCGCCTTTAAACATGCCTTTCTTGTCTTTATCAATTTTGGCAGGTTCAGCAAATTTCTCTACAAGAGAAACTTTACGTCCTGATACTTTTTCTAATAGAGCCTTAGTTTCTTCTATTTTGTTTTTCATTGTCTTTAAATATATAAATGTTTCCCGGTTAGCATGTCAAATACACGTTTCTTCCCTTTATACAATTCTCTTTCCATCTTTACTTCTGCAATTCCTCATGCATGCGCTTGGCCAATTTTTGGACTTCTGCGATTGCATTGTGAGCGTGATTATAAATTGTTGCTAGTTGATCCTTATATAATTGTTGATAAATTGAAGGCATCTTCATATAAATATTTGCCTGAGCATCTTGTAAAGACTTTCTTGCATCATCTAATAGGCCAAAAGCTTCCCCCGACTTATCTTCTGAAGCTCCAGCTACTGTGCCGGCTTCATTTAATTCAGCAGATGATTCTTTAATCATGGCCTCAACCAATTCTTCTACTCTAGGGCTTTTCTTCATTCAGCTTATTGGTTGAAATTCAATGTTCCGTTCTCTAGTACGAAATCTACGATGATTCTTTCTACAGGATACAAAGGTACGATTGTGATTACACCATTCAATGTTGTTCTATCAGGATTCGAAGTATCGATAGCCACTGTGAATGTTTCTAATCCATTTAGCTTTTTGATTCTATCGAATACAGGCGTAACTGTATTGATAAATGAGTTCTGTAAGTTAACAGAATTCAATTGTTGTAATAACGGTCTTAAGATTTGGCTTAATGCTTTCTTAGCATAACCAAGTAATAATCTATTGTGTACGAATGATAACGCTGATAAGAACGATTGTGTTGTTCTAGATTCAGTGATTTCAAAACCTGATCCTGGGAATTCAGTGATGGGGTTGATACTTGCTGCTTTCAAGATTTCTCTGTCTGCAAGTCTCATTCTCTTTCTTGTTCTTACCAAGTTATCAGTTACAGTTCTTAAAGAACCTGCTGGTGGTTGCCATACTTGTTCGTTAGTTGCTGTTGCAGCTATTGTTGCTAAAGCAATGATAGATGGTGGCAACCATACGTTTGTATTGTTTACATCATCAGAAATCTGTACGTGTGGGAAATAAACTGCCACGAAGTTAGAATTCATTTGTGATGATCCTAATGATAATGATGCATTCGCTGGGATTGCATCAACATCATATCTAAAGTCAGGAATATATAAAGCATCACCTCTTACAATGCTTACCATTTCTAATACAGCTTCTGCAGCTGATGCATGGTCTTCAAAGTTTAAGTCTGGAGTTACCAATACTGAAAAGTCAGCAGGTAAGCTTTCAAAGTCTGCAAGAATGTCGATACCTTGTTGTAATGCTGCATAGTCTGCAGATGTTACTGTACCCCAATCTCTTTCGTTATACTTATTAAATGCATTAAATCCACCTGCCATTGCAACTACATAACCAGAACGTTGTGTTTTCACTTGTCCTGATATTGGATTTGTATTAGATGGAGGATTAACTTGATAAATATTTTGATTAACTAATGCAAATTTAGCTGTGCTGATCAAGCCATTGTTCAAAGGATTCAAGTGGAATCCTTTTCCTGTGGCTGCTGCCAAGTTATTTACATTCTTAAAGGACAAATAAGCCCCTGTAAGAGTTGCAAATGCATTTGTTTGATTGTTTGCAAGACCTAATTCTTGTTTAGACAATGACTTATTAAAGTCAAATTCTGTTGTCCAAACTACATCAGGGAATGCAAGACCTGTTGTGTCTACATATCCTTCTACACCATAAGGTAAAGCTGTAGTAGGTACTGTATTTGCACTTTCAATTTCTACAAAGATATATCTTGATTGTAATGGGAAAATTTCACCATCTCCAATACGTCTAGCAATATAATTTACTGACTTCGGATTCAATGATAAATTTGTATAAGCTTCTACGATTTGTTTTTGTTGATCGTCTCTGTCTCCAAATAATCTAACTAGAATATCAAAAGAACCAAATCCAAGATTCCCATCAGGATTGATATTGGCGATTTCTAATTTGATTTCTGTATTAGCATTATCTCCATCGGAAATGCTCCAGATTCTAAATAATCTTTGTGTGTTACCTGCCATATCAGCGTCAGATACAAACCAAGGAGTAATAGGAGTTTGGAAAGGGATTTGTTCATTTACTAGCGAACCTCCCAATGTCATTACTTCTGTTTCCCATGTTGGCATGAATACTTGTTGAATTGTACCTGCAACGAATACACCTGAAGTAGCTACTGGTAATGTTAGAGCTGCGTCAGAATATACTTGGCAAGATACACCTGCTACAACTGCACCCGCATAGAAAGTCGTTCCATCTAATGATGTTAAACCTACAATGTTAGTTACAGTGATACCTGTTGAACTGAATATGATTGGTGTTCCGTTTACAATAGAAGCTGGCAGAACTGCGAATGCAACTGTTGAAGCTCCAATTGTTACTGAAGATAAAGCTTCAGCAGGATATGAGAAGCCAGTTTGTACTGTGATATCGCCTTGCAATATGTTTAAGAATTGTAAAGCTGGTGTTGTCGTTCCAGGATAGAAATAAGCTGCTGGTGTAGAATTGATTGGGGCTACTTTTCTTGTTAAAGAATCATAAACAAAATCAACCCACAATGGAGAAGTTCTTCCTACCACTTGTGATGCGTCTCTTGGATCAGTACCAAATACAGTACCAATATATTCGGGAGCGCTTGGTCTTAATGAACAAGGAACTGTTAAAGGTAAATTTACAAGAGGAGATACATAATTGATTGTTAATGAAAACAAATCATCTGTAGCGGCAATTGTGATGCCATCTCTTTGTGTAATAGTTCCGATTGTAACATAATCTACAGCTGCGAATTGTGTGAATGTTGTTCTTCTTGGCTTCAAAATAGCTGCAACTGATTCAAGGCTCGCAATAACTGGAGCAGTGAAAGGGCCAACACCCACAGGAAGTCTTGTAGATGCACCGATAACAGCATATTGTATTGCAAATGCTTTATCTGTTCCACCCTCTGAAGCTTCTTCGTTATATCCTTCAAGACCCAATATTCTAACTTCTTTATAATTCGTAGCTTGTGCTAAGAATTCACGAGCATAGTAAGAACTAGGAAATTCTGGATTCAAATTACCCATTCTAGCTATTCTTTCACTGAATGTAGTAGAAGCCATAATCTGGAAAGCTGGGCCTTTTTCTGTAAGACCAAGCATGGCTCCTGCGAAAGTACCCACTGCTTGTGTGATAATCGTAAGATCTATTTCGCGGAAATAGATACCAGTACTTTTATTTGTAACTGCTGCAACTGCCATCAATTTAATATTTTATAGTGTTTGTGTTTATGTTTTTAAATATCGAGTAATTTTAAAAAAAGACTCTACTAGGGTAATTTAAAGAATCTTATCGTCAATCCCTGTTGTTGGAAGTCTCGTTACTGTTTGGCTTAATGTATCTAACTGTTCGCCTGATCGCTCAGACAACCTAACGTTTAATAGGTTTGGGCGTTCTCTTTTAAGAATTTGAGTAATATCTCTTGTATAAGCTATAACTTGTAATTCATATGTTACTACATATAAAGTCTGTCCTGTCGCCCCTTCACGATCTACTGTATCTAAAGCCCCAAGTATGAATTGTTCGTTCGGCATGATTTCAAAACGTTCATTATCCATAACAATGACGTTTCTCTTGTTTTTAAAGTATTCTAAGAATTGTTGTTCTAATTCGTTTAAATATTCTCTGTATGTCGTTACAAATTTGAACGTATAAGAGAGTTTAATCATTGGTGGCGGAGGCATAATGTATTCTGTATACACTGTTCCTTGTGGTTTATGCGTTGGTACGACATATATTGTAGGCCTATTCGTATTTGACGACCTTACAATTTGTTGCATTTGAGTTCTCCACATTGTAAAATATGGTAAATTCAAATATTGCTTTAAAGTATCAAACGATTGTGGGTTCTGAAAGCGCATAGAAGCTAATTCAGCGTCCAAAGGAATAAGATTCAATGGTTTTTGAGCCACTGTGAACTTCCTATGTAATGCTTCAAATACAGCTTGGTCAATATTCTCTAAAGTGATGGGGCGAAGAAAGAAATCTGTATTCGCATCTACAAAATGAGACGGATTTAAAGGATTCGTTTGATTATATGTGGAAACAACTTGTGGAAATTCAAGCTTCGTACGTTTTCTTAATGACATTATTGTTTTGGACTCTGTGGAGTGCCAGTATCATATTGTTGTTGTCCTGTAATTTCGTTCTTCGTTCCCAGAGGAGCTCCATCGTAAGAGCCTGGAGGAACCAATTGCTCGTCGTCCGCTTGTACACAGTCATATTTTATGTATAATGCTTCTCTATCTGTCATGATGGCAGTTTCGTTGGCATCTAAAATTGTCTTATTGTGAATCATATAGATTCTATTCTTAGTTGAGAAGTAATCCCCTATCTGAGGATCTATTCCCAGCTCTCTTAAATGAGCAATATAACAACTGAAATTCAATTGTATGATTTTATTAGGAATGTCTTCAACTACAACGTCTGTACCTTCATCTAATTGGATAACTCCTTTAACTTCTATTCCGATTGGGTTTGTCCAAACACGAATAATAAGTTCACCATAGAAGTTCCTCTTAGAACGTTCGTAATCCACTGCAAAGAACAATACAGAAGTATTAGTATGCTTTTCAACAGACTCGCGAGATACCTTCTTTAAATAATTAGAAGTCTTATCTCCATAAAACGCCTTACCCGAACCACTTTCTTTAGCTGTATCAGCCATTATAGTTTACTTAGTATTTGTAGAGACAATGATCCTGGCTTAAGATCGAATTCACCTGTGAAGTTTCTTCCTTTTGCTTTCCACATGGGTAAAAAATTAGGGTCTGCATGTGCAGCTGCCATATCCGGATAATTTGTTTTCAATTGTTTATTTACAAACTTGATTCCATCTACTGCCATAAAGCCCCATTTCATTCCAATGTAATACCCTGTGGCAGGAACCTTATCAATTGTACCATCAACCCACCAGCCATAGATATCATCCATATTAATAGATTGCGCATACTTAACTAGTTGTTTAAATATATCAATCCCTTTAATCCTATTGGTTTTATTACGGATCCACATTAATTGTAAAGAATTTCCCACTATATCATAACGAAGAGCAAAGTCCTCATTATTAATTTCGTGATACCCTTTTTTCTTATTATAAGGAACATCTAAATTAGGAGCTGTCGTAATTTCAGGCTCTTCACAGATTCTTCTAATAATAGATTCTAAGAATTGATTATGCATTCCACCTTAAACTTTGTTTCGCTCTCATATTTTGTTTCACAAATTCTTTACGTTCTTCTATTTTCTTTATCACCTCTCGTGGTGTTACTTCTGATTCTTTATATAACCAGATAAATCCTTTTGACGATAATCCTTTTAATTTACAACATGAGATAATGGCACTTCCACAACCTCTACCAAATAACCCTAAACTTTCTCCTGCTTGTTTTGCGCTTTCCCATTCTCTAATCTTATTGCCTCTTAAATCATATTGTACAACGGAACGCGATACACCATTTAGTTTTCCTAATTTAGGTGTTAATACTCCTCCACTTAATACTTTAGTGCCTTTTTTATAAGCTTCTTTAATACTATTAGATTGCTTCGCTTTTAATTCAGACGTCCAAATAGATTTATAACTATTATTCTTTTCTCTTACAGCTTTTATCTTTTCATATGTGCCCGGTTTTGACCAAGATCCTGTTTTCTCTTGTCGTTTTCGGCGACTCGCTAATCTCTTATTAATGCTAGATTGACTTTGTTTATGACCTTTTAAAGATTGTGCTATTTTCATAGCCATAATTTCATCTGCACCTTCTCCACCTTTTGTTCCATTCACTAAATTGAATCCCCAAGATTTATACAAACTAATATAATGCATTTCCCAAAATTCCCATTCACTAAATGGAATTTCATCAAGTATTTCCAATGTTGGTTTTAGCTCTAAAGATTTTAATTTCTTTATCCAATTTGTTTTTTTATTACAACCTTTACACCTTAAATGTTCGTATAAGCGTTTTTCTGGTTTATTAGCTTTTCCTATGTACTTTGGTTGTTTAGTTCTAGGATCAATTAATGCGTAAATAAATGTTGTTTTCATTTCCATATTTGTTTCTTTTAAATATGGTTAAAATTTATTAATTAGCCGAGCTAGCCTATAAAAAATTTTCTAGGACTGTATTTGTTAATCTTCGCAGCATTCTCTGTGAGAGTTGCTTTGTTTTCCATCATGGTGAAACTATCAAGATATTTCAATAGATCATCTTGTAGTCTTTGTCTCAAGTCTTCTATCTGTGCTTTTGATTCATCTATTAAAGACGCATAGTCAAACTCAACTTGATATTCTGAATTGGGAGAAGCAATTGTTCTTACTCTTCTCCATTTAGCTGCTTGTGTGTATTTAGCTAGTGCTAATGTATAATTGTCAATCCAACTCTTTGACATATCATTCATATTAGAATATGGAAGATTTGTAATTTTAACTTGAGTGGGATTAGCAATTAATGTATTTGTTGCATCTTGTGTCGTAAGACCTAAGAAGGATGGATCGGATTCATCAAAGTAATAATAGTAAACTCTTGCGCCAGATTGGAAACTCCCTGCAGAAGGTCTTCCAGGTGTAGGCGTTACTTCTAACATATCTCCAGAAAGATTATAAAAGAATTCACTTCTTAATACTTTGTTTCTAGATTCTAAAGCTTGAGCTAATAAGATAACGTCGAATAAATTACCCAACATCATCAAAGGAGAATTACCATAAGATAATCCGGATTGACCGAAAGAGAATAAGTTTGTGTTTGTTAAGTCTCCTGCAACTGTGGCTGAACCAAATACCTCTGGAGCTCCATACCACATTACTCTGTGTATTCTACGAGTACCTGCAATATAAGGAACAGATGATTCTGTTGATAGGTCATATACTTGTCTTAGAGATTCTAAAACAATATAATCTTTTTTCCAAGGGATTTTACCACCAACTCTTTGCATGGATGCAAACCAGTCAGAAATACGCTGAGCGATCATTTCATTATCCATAACAAACTTATTAGTAAAGTCTATTGTAGATGATGATCCTACCACATTGGAGAATTGATTTCTAATTGTCCATTGCGCAATTTCATAAAGATAGTCTTTTAATGCTCTTCGAGCCAGAATTCTGATTTCTTTTTCGGTGATATCAACGTCAACGTCTTCTCCACCCAATAAAGTTTGTACCAGCTCCAACAATTCGCTTAATTCTCCTTGCGTCATATCTAACAACATTAATCTATAATTTTATATCGCCATTTATAATTGTAAGTAGTATGTGCTTTACCTATGCAACAACGTCTTATAGCGCGTGAAGAAATCTTTAATTGTTTCGCTATTTCATTCGCGCTTGGCCAGACGTAAATGATATTACCTGTTAAAATATCTATTTGTTCTACTTGATACTTTGTCTTTAATTTAGAAAGAAATTCTCTTTCTTTAAGAGTTCTGATTCTTTTGCCTAAAATCTCGCCCTGTATCTTTTTTAAAACTAATGCTTCAGGAGATAAGTTTAGAGAAACGCCTATTCTTTTCTTACTGCATTTTTTTCTTATTTTATTGGCCTTTTCAAAACCATATACTTCATCCCAAGTTTTGCCCTTTATAATATTAGATTTTCCTATACGTTTTAAAGACATTAATTTTTTAGAACTTTCTTTATGCTTTTTATTGTACATAGGGTTTTTTCTTCCTGACACATCTTCACTACTATTTCCTAGACCACCTTTATTCAAATTATAACCTATTTTGGGGTTTCTAGCGTCTAATTGTGCTATCCAATAAATTTCCCGAATATCTAATTCTTCCAGCGAAGTACAAGTTTCTAACACTTCTCTTTTAAAATTATGTCTTCCATATTTCTTTACAGAACGTTTAAGCCACTTACCCGAACCCAGATAGTTTTTCTTACCAGTAGTATGTTTTCCAACATAAATTTTACCAGTAATAAGATTTGTCGTTTTATAAATGATAATTTCATCGTCACTCATATCCAATAGCATTCGCGCAGTATTTAGTATAAATATTGCTTACGAATGGTTTATTGGAGAGGGAAGGAATTAATATTTGTACCCTTTGGATATGGTACCGTTATCATAAAAGATAACGAAAAAGCCTTTGGTGGTTGAAGTAATCTCTTGTCCAAGCTCATTTGTGATCTTAATTATTTTTTTTTGGAAGTATGGTACATTAACCGCGATTGGTGTATAAGAAACGGATGTTCCGTTGAAGTCTACTTGTGTTAATCTATAATAATCAGTGCCTATCACAGGGTTTGAATCAATTGCTCTATAATATTGTGTTTCAGTTGTTGTTCCTTCACCGGTAATATTTAACAAGTGAGTCCATATTAAACCATCTATACTTCTATCAAGGCTATAATAATTGTTATTTGTTTCAGTTGCTGAAGCCCAAGCAAGATATATAAGTTTATCTTTGTAATACCCTTTAAAATAAAGTAATGTGATGGGTAATGGTGTTTGATCTATGAAATACGGACATACTTCATCGAAGCCTGGTCCTGGTCCTCCACAATGCCCTGTTAAACACCAGGTATAACACTGGCCTGTGGTTAAACCCACAAAGCTTGTACCTGAGCCTACGAAAGTACATGCTGGATCACAAGTATATAAATCAATTGAGTTAAAGTTTGTTGAATTACATCCGGAAGATTCATAACCTGAATTGATATCTATGTCTGGTCCCGGGGCTGTAAATGTAAAACACATGGTGAAATTCTTCGTGGGGCCGATTGCATAACAATATCCTCCATCAAATAAGTCGTTATAACTTCCAGGAGCTGCAAGGATTTGCATAACAACCCCATCAGGGCTTGAGCACGTGCCACCCAAGATGTTAGGGATCATAGCTTTACCTTTATGTATTAAAGAATCGGGAATATAGTAATTTTTACAAGTCTGTGCAAACATGTTTAAACCTATAAAAGCGAATAAGATCAATAGAATGTGTTTCATATATGAAGATTGAGAATGTCTCTATTAATTACTAAATTTAAGTATAATTCTGCACTAAATAAACATAATGTTCAAATACAAAATAGGAGGAGTCTTCTTCATAGTTACCAAAAGCCCAGTCAAGTCTGAAAAGACTGATATGTTATTTAACTGGACTGTTCCCGAATTAGATAAGGGTGATAAGACATTTATGGAAATCCATAATGAAGCCGGATCTAGTATCAGTAAAGAATGCCAAGGAGCATTAGCTCGTTTTGGTAAGCCTGATCATACAGGGGTGAAAGTATTACAGGTGGGAGAAGCCGTTATAACATCTGCTGGAATGCTTCCAGCCAAGAATATCATTCATTGTGTTGTGCCTAATTATAGAATCAAAGAAGAAAAAGAAAATCAAGCTAACTTATTTCTTTCTACCGTTAATTATGCATTAGCTTTGGTGAATGAATATTCTCGTACACATTTAACTATGCGTAAAATTGCTTTAACGCCTTTTCCTACATTCATTTGTGGCGAAACGCCTGACAAGACAATCAAACACTTTATCAGATCATTAATTACGAACGCTGAAAACTATAATATTAAAGAAGTTAAGATCGTTTGTAATACAGAAAAAGAATACGATTTATATAAAGACCTTTTTTCATCTGAGTTTATTTCTTTTGGAGATAGGCTTTACAGTAAACTATTTGGAGCATGACAAACTATAAAGAACTTTGTACAAGATTAAAAGATTACACTGGAGATAATGTTTATCTTAAGTCCTTACAAGAGCTTGTTATTAAAGGCGAAGAGCTTTCTTTCACTCAAATTACTTTGGGAAAGAAGTTCTTAATGACTCATGCCATCAAAACTGATGATAAGACAATCGTTCAAGATAAGATCAAAGAGTTTAAGATTGATTGGGATAGATATAACTTCAGAGCTCCTTATCCATTTCAAAGATTGGGAATCAATTGGCTTTTGAATAAAGATAAAGCTATCCTTGGAGATGATATGGGTTTGGGTAAATCATTACAAGCAATCGTAGCTGCTTTAGAATTGAACGCAAGTAGAATACTTATTGTATGCCCTGCTTCTCTTAAACTAAATTGGGCAAAAGAAATTATTCCATTCTGTTCTGATGTAGCTGTCATTAATAAGACATGGGAGCCTAGACGTTTCACGATTGTCAATTACGATGTACTTAAGAAATTCCAAGAGAAGATTATTAAAGAGAAGTTTGAACTAGTTATTGCTGATGAGGCGCATATGATTAAAAATATGCAAAGCCAAAGAAGTAAAGCTTTCGGTAAGATAGCTAATAAATCTAAAAGAGTTTGGTTATTAACTGGAACTCCAATTGCTAATAAGCCAATCGACTTCTATAATCTATTGAAAGTTTGTAAACACGATTTAGGAAAGAACAAACAAGTATTTGGCCAGCAATATTGTTTGCCTGGAGAAGCTCCGATTTTAATGAGTGATTTGTCGGAGAAATTAATAAAAAACGTAAAAACAGGAGATCGTGTAGTTGGTTGGTTTAAAAAAGATGGTATCGGATTTAACAATGAATTAGCCATAGCAGAGGTTTTAGGTACTATGCAAAAACAATCTTCTCTACAAAAAATTATTTTATCAGACAAAACAGAAATAATATGTACACCAGATCATAGATGGTTAAACCATAAGACAAATACTTATGAAACACCCATGATAGGAAATCCCCTTTCTTATGTTTATGCAACACAGTTTTCTTTAGAAGAAACTGAGGATTATATGTTCGGTTATTTATCTGGTGCAATCAGGGGTGATGGGCATATGAGCAGGAAATATGAATATAAAGAATATCCGCACAAAACAATAAACACATCCAAAGCAATTTTGGTGCGGCAACAAATTAGTTTTGCATCAAATGATCAAGAAATAATAGAAAGAATAAAAAAATACTTAGATTATTTTAAGTTTACATATCACATAAATATAAACAAAAGAAATTCAATTATTAACTTATCACATAATGATATTAACGAATCTTGGGGTTTCTTCACACGTCCATTTGCGCAAAACATTGATGGTTGGCGGGGATTTATGGCAGGGATTTATGACGCCGAAGGTTGTAATGATACATTCTCGCAAAGTAAAATAATTAATACAGAAACAACAAATTTAATTTGTAAAGGTATTAAGTTTTTAGGATTTGAATATTCTATAAGAACACAAATATCTAAATTTAGAAATCCCATTGAAATAATAAGAATTCTAGGTACAAAAAAAGAAACTTTGCGGTTTTTTGATTTATGTAAACCTGCATTAACCAGGAAATTGTGGAGTTTTATCACTAAGGCAAACCATACATTTCTTTCAGATAAACCTAAAATTATAAAAATTATCCCCTTAAAAGGAATACACACCGTATATACTTTAACTACTTCTTTAGGAAATTATATTGCTTATGGGTTTTGTTCTAAAAACTGCGGAGGACAACTTACTCAATGGGGTTATGATTACAATGGAGCCTCTAACCTTAAAGAATTACATTATAAGACACAAAACATTATTCTAAGGAGGAAAAAGGAAGAAGTGTTAGACTTGCCTCCAAAAGTAAGAACCCCAATGTATTTGGAGTTAGATGCAAGAACACTTAAAGAATATGAATGTGCTGTTGAAATCTATTACGAGAAGAAATACGAAGACAGTTTAGATCCTCTTGCTGAAGACTATGGTAAACAACTATCTGAATTTGGAGAAGCATTTGTTGAACTTGCTGTATTAAGGAAATTTACAGCCTTACAGAAAGCTAAAGATGGTTCTACTGCTGAATTAGTAAGGAATGCTTTAGAACAAAACAAGAAGGTCGTTATCTTTACAAACTATATTGATGTCATTGATACATTCCAAAAAGAATTTGGAGCTGAATGTCTTACTTTAGATTGTCGATTAGATATTCATGAAAGACAAAGACGTGTTGACTTATTTCAATCCGTGAAAGGTCCTTCTGTATTAGTTTGTAATCTGGCAATTGCTTCATTTGGATTAACATTGACAAGAGCAACTGTGGCTATAATGAATGACTTATCTTGGAGTCCTGCAGTAATGCGTCAAGCTGAAGATAGGTTATATAGAATAGGTCAAACTGAATTGGTTAATATTTGGTATCCTATATATGATAACTCAATTGATAGTATAATGTTCGAAGCCTTGAAGGTGAAGATGTATAATATCGACCAGGCCATCGAAGGTAAAGAAATAGATAGCTTTGGAAAAGAGAGTATGATTAAAGAAATTTACAATAAGCTTAAACAAAACAAATATTAATTATGTACCACGAAATCTTACACGTCTTTGGATTATGCGCCGATCATGACGCACACTTGAACTTTTTATCTATCCTTAACGACAACGCTCTTACACAGCAAATAGGCTCGATGTTTAGACGAGCCCATTCTTATATTAAACGGAAGAAGTAATTATTTTTTCTTTCCGTTGCATCCACAGCCGCAACCACAGCCGTCGGATTTTGATTCTTTTATGAATTTAACCTTTTTCCCGGTTAACTTCTCAACCTTTTGTCTAAGCAAAGCTAGCTTTAATTTAGTTTCTTTATCCATTACGTTACGTTATTTCCTATAAATACTAACTGAAAGGTTAAAACTTAACCGGTTTGTCTATATCTTTACAAAATGGACAAAGAACGGAGTGACAAAATCGATAAGGTACGTAAAATGCGTGCTTTATCTGCCAGTGAAAGTAAGCTTGGTAATAAAGGTGCTGCAGAAACAGCTTCTCGTAAAGCCCAAGAGATGATCACCAAGTATTCTATTACCACTTCGGAACTAAACGAACCAGCTCCACCAAAACCTGAATATAAGTCTTATAATAGTCCGGAAGAAGCCATGCGGGAACATACTCGCCAACAAAAGAAAGCCTACCAAACTGAAAAGGATGGCCCATATTATGATGATCCGCGATATGGAAGGACTAGTAACCGCGATGGCTATTTTGAAGATGCGGAAGATATGGATGTAGAAGAGCTTTTAAGAAAGTTCAAAGCAGCCACAGGTGGTGATCCAAGCATGGATCATTTATTCCGTCAGTGGGCTGAAATGAAACGAGAAGGTAACCGACACAAAAAGAGTTATTCCAGTTCTTCATACGAAGAAATAAAAGTGTATCGTTACAAAAATAGCTTCAAGTGTAAATTTCATCCTGAAGTTTTCATTCATGAGCTGGCTGACAGAGCGCGTTGCCAAGTTGAATTTATCAATACGAAAGAATGCGAATGGAAAACAGGGTTTTTCAGTAAGACGGCAACAAAATTTGAATGCGATTTCTCTGTGATGGGATCAGCGAATAATTTAACTCGATTCAAACAGTATTATCAAGCATATAGTATATAAATGTAACTTGTTGATTATCAAGCAGTTACAGAATAATGTGTTTTTCTTGTGTTTTTAGTAGGATGGTAACCTATTACGCCGTATCTTTATGTTATAAGAAAGAAACAAACAACCAAAAACAAACCACAAATGGAAAATCGCACACCAATCGAAATCACCTTGCTCGCATTGCAAATTATGCTTGGAAGAGTTCAAACTTCAATGATGACTACTCTGATCACTTTGACCGAGCCTTCAATGAATAAAGGAGGAAATCCTTATTATGGCCGTCTGAAAAAGAGAAAGGTCCAAAACGTGAACATCAACTTCATCTACGCCAATGCTGTTAACAATCAGCGAAAGCGCGAAGCCGGGGAAGATGAGGAAGCTCCTGAAGCCTTTGTACCACATGCCCGTAAATGGGGTCAGCGAATTCAAGTGGACGGTAAAAATACTCCGCTCATTGAACATAAAGGAAACGTGTACCTGGAAGCTAAGCCTAACGGGAAACCACAATCGGAAGAATTCTTTTGTGATGGATTGCCGATCAAAAAAGAAGATATCGCTTTGTACCTGAAAGAGAAATCCAGCAACAAGGAGCACCAGGGTGTTGAGAAGGAAATCTTCATCATGGATTACAACCTGGCCAACATTTGCGAAATCAAAATGAACGGTAACCATTACATCATCAAGTAAGACCGAAATCTGACTAATTAAAAGGGAGGATGTTTTCCTCCCTTTATTTATCAACCACTTAATACTCAATCAAATGATCACACACGTCTCCGATAAATGTCCAGCTTGTGGAAAAAGCATTATTATCCCTCACGTTTCAGTTTTGCGCGAAGGGATTATTTGCACACCTTGCTCAAACGTTGAAATAAAAACGATCGAAGCCGTTGATGTTATTTCGGATCACGATCATTGTGGCCCTGCCAGACCTACCAATGGAAAGTAATTTGGCAGATACAATTGTGAAAGCTTGGCTTGAATCTTTAATCAAGCAAAGAGATGCTCTGTCCAAATCACAAGCATTCCAACTTGATGAAAGTCAATCATCACAAGCTGCGCATATTGTTCAAATGATTAAAAGTGTTGATGATGTACTGATGAAGATTTATATGCTGGCCAAGTCGGAGAAGGAAATTCCTGACAGTGTGCTCGCTGATATTCACAAAGAAATTTTTGGTCAAAAGGATTAATACTTAATTTTAAACCATGAAAAAATATAAGTACATAATTTTTCGGGGCACAGATATGTTTGAAATCATATGTCAAAAGTACGACATCAACGTATATGGGACCTATTGGACATTTGTGGGTGTATTCAAATTTACAAAAGGCGGTGTACATCAAACAAACAATTGCCCTGTTGTGGTTACCTTCCCAGTTGTGGATTCAATCATATTATCAATGGGAGAACACAATGATAAAAACATAAGCTAATGGCAAAACTAACTATGGTTGTCGGAAATGCTCTTGAGCCTGTTGGCGAAGGGAAGAAAGTAATCGTCCATTGTTGTAATGACTTGGGTGGTTGGGGAAGTGGCTTCGTTGTTGCTGTCTCCAATAAGTGGCCTCAACCAGCTGCCGCGTATCGCAAGTGGGCTAAAGAGGGTCCCAATTTCAATCTGGGCGAAGTGCAGATGGTTCCTGTCGAAAAAGACATGGTGATTGCCAATCTTATAGGTCAACATGGAATGGGGTGGTCCAAAGAGGGGCCTCCTATACGGTATGACGCAATTAGAAGCGGTTTAAAGTCGGTTCTCGCTTACTGCATAGAACATAAGTGCTCCGTGCATTGCCCTAAGTTTGGAGCAAATCTTGCAGGTGGGTCTTGGGCTATCATTGAACAGATAATAAAAGAAGAATTGGTGGATAAAGGAATTGATGTTACTGTATATGATTTCATTGACGTTACTGCTCCTGGTTATGTAGGAAAACCAAACGATTAACTATTCTTTTATTTCCCAGCCTATCGTATTTTTACTTTTCAGTCGTTGCCTATCCTGGTCTTTTTTATTAGTTGGTTGTAATATTTTCCCTTTATTTATATTTCTGCGTAGGATTTCCTTTGATAAGGAATGATTTAAGCAAAATTTTCCTAAATTATATACAATAAACTCGTTATTTTGCATTTTTAGGATTTTTGGAACGTAATCAAATTCCAAGAGATGTTGAGGTTTGGCATGAAGGAACTTGTGGAAGGAAACTTACAGTACCTGAAAGTGTGCTCAGTGGTATAGGACCAGAGTGTAGTAAAAAGAGATGGAAGGATGCAGAAAATCAACTTAAGTTAACCCTAAACAAATAAAACATGAAAAAGAAAGCAAAGAAAGCAGTTCAGTCTGCTCCCGCGAAAGCAAAAATTGCTACGCCAGCACTCGTTGACGAAACAGGTGCAAAGAAAACCAAGAAAGCATTCATCCTGGAATTCCTGGAAAAGAATACTGAGGCTGACATGAAGAAAGCTATGGTGGCTTACCATACCGACAAAGCAAATCCAGAAGTCTCAGGTGCCTTCTTCCAGAAATGCTGGATTGAAACAAAGGGTGCCGCACCAAAAGCAGAACGTTCGAAACATATCGACGTTGACAATCGTGAAAGGATTCTCGAAATGTATGAAGAGGAACAAAAGCTTCTCGGACCGGTTCGTGAATACCGTACAGCACGTCTCATTGAAAATGACCCTGCAAAGAAAGCAGACCTCAAAGCCAAAGAGGATCAAGCGATGGAAGCTGTGTACGCAAAGAACCATCAAATCCGTGCTTTGATGGCAGAACATTAAAATAAACCCGTAAATTTAAACATTATTAAAACTCAACGCCCATGTATTATTTCATTCCTGCTGTATTTTTCGGACTTGCTTTTCTCCTTTACTTTTCTTTAAAGAAAAGCAACAACGCTCCTGGATTCAAACTTGGCCAACTGTTTGTGGTCATTAAAAAAGAAGCTCCTGGTAAATTTGAAGGTGACTTGGCTTTCTTGGATCCGAAAGAAGCTGAAAAGTTCAAAGAGGCTTTAATTGATTTTGAGAAATACGAAGTGAGACCTTTGAATGTTGCTGTTAACCTTCTAATCTTCCAAGCACATGATGAAGGTTGGGATGCCTGCGAGAATCACGAACCAAAAAAATAAGCGTACATGAGGAAATTAAGAATGCTCCGTAAGTATATTCGGCTTAACGCGAGTCCCTTGGATAGGGTTTTAAATACGGTCAACATTATTACTGCTTACATTGGAATACCTGCCATTATATTCCATGAACTCTCTCACCTCTTTTTCATTTTGCTCTTCGGCGCAAAGTGGAATTTTGGTGAGCGTTGTTTTTTAAAGCCTGCCAGACGAGATGGTAAGCTTACCCTTAAAACGTGTTTTTCTTTTGGTATGTCACCAAGGAGATATTGGCACGGAGTCATTGTGGGCCTTAGTCCTATGATTGCAACCATGGCTTTATTCGCAAGCACGTTTTGGATGCCTAACCCTTATAATCTATATGTAGTTCTTTATATTCTTCTATTCTTCAGTAATTTTAAACCTAGTAATGAAGATTTAGAATCCGTTGCTAAGTGTTGGTATATGCACAGACATGAAAATGAAAGTACTAGGTTACGTGAAATTGCCGCCTTTGCAGAAAAGGAATGTGGAATATCCCAGGAAGAATTTTGTAGAAAGTTTAAGGAAGACCCAAGAGCTTTATTTGCCACATTAAAAACGAAGGCAAGTGCATTAAAAGCTGAGCATCAAAAACAAGCAGAAGCTTTTAATTCAGACACAGCCTTCGACCAAAGCATTGCGGATCTCAAACGTAAAATCCAAAACAACTAATTATGGATGCTAACTCATTACTTGTAGGCTTTAAATACATTTTAACACCGCAATTTCCAGGGGAGAAAGCCAACGTGGAGGTCATGAAGAAATATGAATCCTCCTATTTGTTCAAAGACATGGCCTTTGATTTTGAGTATGTATTACAATTCAGAGACCTGCGCAACTACGATATCGAAGACTTTAAAGCATAAACTATGTATGTAATCAAACATAAAACCAAAGACCTTTTCTTTCTTTCTACTGGAAGATTAAAAGATGGTGTGGAGTTAAGACCCAAAATTGATAATGCCACAGGTTATCATTGTAAAGATCGTGCGCAACAAGTTTTAGATTGGCCCGAAACTAAAACATATTTGTCGTTGTATTGTAAAGAAGTTCCTGAAAACTTCGAAGTACGAGAAATAGAAATCAAAATTGTTTAAGCATAAAAAAACCCTCTATTTCTAGAGGGTTTCTTATTTTATAGATTACTAATGTTTAGTTTGTAGTGCTATCCTGAAACACCGTAAATTGTTCGATACCCTTCATCCAAACCACAGCGTAGAACTTGTTGTTCAACATTTGTGTTCCGAAACGAGACGCGATTTGACGTCTTGGGTTGAAGTCTTGTTGTTCAAGAACAACTGGAGACAACATATATTCAATGTAAGGACAGTATACATATCCTGTATCGAAGAAACTTGTACCTTTACGACCTAGTAAACAAACTTCGGCTGGAAGGTGTGGATCTACATACACAGTGTATTTTTGGTTAACTGTTCCGATTCTTTCTACACCTGCTGCGAACTTCGTTCCTTCTTCGTTTAAGTCTGAAGGTTTGAAAGTATCAAGGTTTACCAACTTAGCTGCTCCTTCTGAAGAGATCAACATCCAGTTAGCACCACCTCTTTTCGTAGACTTACGGATCTTACCATCAGCTCTGTTTACTGCAAGCAATAAAGTCTGGTTGTAAGTTGATTCAGTTCCACGGAATACTGTGTTTGCTGGGTTAGGGTCGATTGAATTTGCAAAGTCAGCGTTCCATACTTCGAAGTGACCTGCAAGGTTAATTAACTCACGGATGATAAGACGGTCTTTTTCAGCCGCTACTTCTTCAGCAAGTAACTGTGTCAATTCAGCTTCAGCGTCAATAGCATGGTATGCCATCAAATCTTGTGCTAATTCTACAGTCCAAGCTGTTTTCATCTTGTGAATTTGTGTTTGGATTGGAACTGATTTAATTTCAAGTTTCAATTCAGATGAGAACGCTGGGTAAAGTTCCAAGTTCAAATATTGAGAGAAAGAAAGTCTCAAGTTAACAGCTCCTAGACCGTCTACTGTTGGGATGATTCTAAGTCTTAATACTTTGTTAGCTTGACCAGGTCCAGAAATTCCATTTCCAGTTGATGCTGGTCCTGCTTCTGTATCTGTTAAACCTCCACCTGTACGTCCTGTTGACATGATAAAGTCAGTGTAGTTTTGGATTACACGTTGAACGAAGTAATCACGACCTTGTAAAAGTACTCCTGTTGCATCGTAAACAGCGATTGAAGCTGCTTGATCCATAGTGATACCACCAATTGCTGTCAAGTCGAAATCAACAACGTTAATATTAATTACACCTGCTCCACCCATGTTAACTACTGCTGTAGAGAAAGAAGCTGCGTTAGCTGTATCGTCAACACCACCGATTGAAGTGTTATTGAAGTTACTTGTTGCAGGATTCCAACCACGTGCAATTACACGACCTTTTGAGTTGTCATATCCTTGGTTGTTGTAGTGACGATCGTAACCTGATGTAGATTCGAAAGTGTTTCCTGAGAAGTCATCAGCTACTTGACCACCACCCACTGCTGTAGGAGAAGTTGCAACTGGAAGACCATTTCTCAAATACGTAGAAGCGATAGGCTTTTTAGTATTAGATACTTTATAGTCAAGGAAGAATGCGATACCGTTAGGGTATGACAATGGTTGAACAGAAATAAGGTTAGGAGAAACCATCAAAGCGTTCTGACGACGAATCATCGGAATAGCGATAGTATCAAACACTGCCATATCAGCTGTTGTATTGTTTTCCCTTAGGATCTGACGCTTTTGGTTTTCTGCCAAAGTAGCCATGTTACCTAGATCACGACCTTTAAGACCGTATAGGTACCCTGAACCTTTCCATGCTTCAACGATCGTTTGGCGTTTTGCCATTTCTGAACGTTCAAGAAGACGACCAAGTTCGTAAGACTTTGTATTTTCTTTTAAATTTTTCATTTTGTTATTAATTGTATTACTTGTACTTTGGTATTTTTATTTTTAAATATAGGCGATATTGTAAATTCTATTATTTTGTACCTAAAAGTGATTGCTTTTTTTTCTATTCTCGATTTTACTTAAAGGTTGTAGATTAGTATAGTGATTTAATTCAATTACTTCTTGTTCAGATTTAGCTAATGAAATAGGTTTAATATGGTCAATTTCCCAATAACTGCCCCTATTATTCCAATTCATATTACTATCAAATTGTTTTTCTAAATGAATTTTAAATTCCTCAAAAGAACATCCTAATATTTCTACAGTCTTTTTATTTTTCTTTAAAAATAATTTTTGAAAGATATGGTTTAAAGAACAACGGAGATCACATTTAAGTTTAAATAAAGAATCTTTTTGTTTTCTTTTTCTAAAATATATATTATTGTATTGTCTTCTATTTTCTTTATTTATAGATCTATTATATTTTTGACTAATTTTCTGAATCTCCTGATTTTGTATATAATATTGTTTAGATGCTTCTTTACGTTTTTCTTTGTTTTTTAGATAATATAATTTTTGACTTGCTTTTTGTTTTTCTTTGTTACGCATTTTTATAAATTAAAAGAGAGGCTACTAGTAGCCTCTCTTTTGTTATTATTAGATGAATTATTCATAAACACCATAGGCATCGTCATAACCTTTTAATCCCATTAAGAGATTTCTACGTGCTGTTTCTTTATCGTCTGATTCTCCTTCTTGGAATCCTTCTACTCCTTCTCCGAAGTATTTTGTACTCTTATTACGGCTTGTAACAGCTTCGTTGATTGAACCACGCTTGTGATCTTTTACCATTTCAGCTACTTCTGTGTAAAGCTTCTTAGCTTCAGCATAAGTTTTAGCTTCTCCGAACTTACTAACAAGTTTTTCACGTGTTGCAAGTTTCAATTCAGGTAGAAGAGCAAGAATAGAATTTACTTTCTCAAGTTTGAAATTTTTGAACTTAAGGTTCGCGATTTCATCTTCATATGTAATTACTTTCTCTGCAAGAGTATAAAGAGCTTGTGTCTTTTGTTCGTTCTCTTTCTTAAGAGCATCAAACTTTGGAGACTGGCCTACATTGATTGCTGTTGCTTTTGTGTCTTTAACTTTATTAGAGTCAACTGTTTCAGCACCTAGCTTTTCGAATGCATGTCCTTCTGGAGAAATAAATTCGCCTTCACCTTTGTGATGAACTTCTTCACCTGATGTAGCTCCTTTAACATTACCTGTGATATCTTCATCACCAAGCTTTGTCATTTTGATTTCACCTTCTTTTACTTCTTTCTTCTTGTCGGCTTTCTTTTCAGCTTCCTTCTTGTCGGCTTCTTTCTTTTTAGCTTCTGCTTCTTTTTTCTTAGCTGCAGCTTCTTTTTCTTTTGTTTCTTTTGATTCCATTTTTACTTTGCCAACGAGGTCTTGGTCTTTTAAATCAGTGTAACCTAAATCTTTTAATTCGTTCTCTTCAAGATCTTTTTCTTTACCTTCTCCGAACATAGCTGGTTGCTCTTCGCTTTCATGCCCTGTTCCTTTTACTAGATCAGCAATTAATTGATCGATATCTTCTGGCTCGTTTACTGGAGTTGAAGCCATATCCATTCCTAGTTCTTCCATTCCTGCTGGAGCAGCACCCATCGGAGAAGCGCCTCCGCCCATTGGTGCACCACCCATGTCTGCACCCATATCAGCTCCCATGTCAGCGCCCATTTCTGGTTCACCTTCTGTTGGAGTAGCTTCTAGTGGAGCAACACCGTCTTCAGCACCTACTTCTGCACCCATTGTTGCAGGGGCTCCCATTGCTGGTGCGCCTGTTTCCATGCCTGGAGTAATTGTTGTGTCGTCTGGAGCATCTAATGCTGGATCTGCTTCTGAAAGTAATGCTTCCATAAGTTCTGCATCTTCTGTAAAATCAAATTCTGATTCATGCTCATGTTCTTCTGGTTCTTCTAATCCAAATTCACCTTCCATGTCATGTGTTGCCATGCGTTGTGCTTCTGGTTCAAGACCAAATTCATCATGTCCTAGTTCATCGCCCATTTCGTCGTCGAACATATCATCTTCGCGTCCTTCAAGACCACCTTCTACACCCATTTCTGAGGCAGCTAGAGGATCCATGAAATCTTCTTCCATTTCATCTTCACCTAAATACTCGTTGTTTCCATCGTAGTTATAGTTATAAGGATGTTGATAGTTGTATTCCTTCAACTCATCTTCTGTCATTTCAGCTGTTTCGTCAAGCGCACCTTCTTTAAGTTTAAGTTTCATTTTTTCTTCAAATGAAAGTTTCTTCTTGGGCTGACTCTTGATTCCGGCAGCTTCATTTAACAACCTGTCAACGTATTTAACACCGGAAAATACGTCATGTGTTTTGTTTTTGTTAATTTTAGCCATTTATTTGTTTATTTGTAATTGATTATTATTAAATATACGCGTGTTTGAAAATTCATTGTTTTTTAACCCTTATGTCTTGCTTGTATCTGCAAAAACTTTTCAACACCTATCAAATTAACGTAAGTCTTCTCTGATTCTGTTAGCTCTTGGAACAATTTAGGCTTTGATGCAATACCACAGCTTGGTCCGAAACATTGTGATTCTGTTAACATTTTAGATTTTTTACCTTCAGTTACCATTTTCATGCTTTCTGAACCATAGTTCGATGCATTGGAAACTAAATCCCAACATATCATTTCTAAGTCTTCTGCTACAACATCGTAATCACTTGTAGAATCTTCTTCTAATGATCCCAAAGCTCTTGATGAAATACCAACTGCTTTTCCATTCAATAGAAAGCCTCTTGCCATTTTACCTGGCGCTCTGTCTGGCATGAAAGCATTTAATATTTTGATCTTTGCCCAAACGTCTGTCCCTTTAAACCAAATTTCTTCGATTGTGTGGGATGCATTTGATAAAGCTGGAGAGGTAGAATTTTCAGGATGGTCCAATTCACCATATGAAGTTCCATTCTTTACTTCGTTTTCCATATAACGAATACATTCCCTCTTTAGATATTCAAAAGGGTAAATTCTACCGTTTCTATTAGGCTTATCACCTGATTGTATGATTCCCACACAATATATAGGTAGGTTTGGATCGGCCTTAGCTCTTTCTATATAAGACGCGCCACCCTCTACTTCCATAAGGAAGACTTGAGCTTTGGCATTCGGTCTTTTACGATAGTCTAATTTAGATTCGTCTAGGAGTAATCTTTCTTTAGTTCTGTTCATTTTGATATAAATAAAAAAGCAAGTATTGCTACTTGCTTTTAAATATTGATGAGATTCTTGAATTTCCTTATTTGTGATAAGAAGCTGTTCCTGAATACGTCTTGTTTGCTTGTGCTGCTTTTGCCGCGCCTGTTCTCTTGATAAGTTCAGCTTCGATTTGGTCAGGTGTAGCTTGTACTCCTGCTTTTGCAAAGTCCTTAGAAATTGCTGCAAG